AGGAAACCGGGAAGGAAACCGGGAAGGAAACCGGGAAGGAAACCGGGAAGGAAACCGGGAAGGAAACCGGGAAGGAAACCGGGAAGGAAACCGGGAAGGAAACCGGGAAGGAAACCGGGAAGGGGGGAGCACCCCCACCAGCCTAGCGCTCCCGTATCCAAACATTTTTTGAAATTCTCTATTATAGTGCCGCCCCTAATGTTTTGTATCCAAACATTTTTTGAAATTCCTTATAGTAGGCCGCGCCTTTAATGTTTTGTATCTAAACATTTTTCATATTTTCTAATAGTAGACGTGCTTCTAGTATATTGAGATTTGTATTTTTTGTGTATTTTGCACTATTGAAGCCGCGTCTTTTTATATAAATTAACTATTGACTTCTCATATTAATGGTGGTATATTATATACACACATAAGAAATGCTACCATAGCTCAGTTGGTAGAGCTGCTGTTTTGTAATCAGCGGGTCGGGGGTTCAAGTCCTCTTGGTAGCTCCATATGTACCATTAGTGTTTAATGGCAAGCACAATAGACCTCCACTCTATTAGTAAGGGTTCAAATCCCTTATGGTACTCCATTTTCAAGGAAACCGCTAGGAAGCGGAACCATAAAAAACTAATCGCATAGAGTTTCTTAGTAAGGACGTCTTAATACTAAGTTTTTTAGTGCGGCATTATATGCTCTGTTAGTCAAACTGGTTTAAGATATAAGATTTTCAATCTTATGATGTGGGTTCGAGTCCCACACAGAGTACCATTTATATGCAAACGTGACCGAGTTGGTAAAGGTGTCAGTCCTGAAAACTGATTGTCTGAAAGGGCATGTGGGTTCAAATCCTACCGTTTGCGCCATGCGTGTGCCGCTAAACATTGACGTTGATGTTTGTGGTAAAGATGGTTAGAATCCGTCAGGGGTACACGCTTATTTAATTAACCACTTTACTTATGGGCAAGTATTCAAATTGGTGAAGAAAGCGGTCTGTAAAACCGTGACATTAGAAACGCTGTTGGTTCGAGTCCAACCTTACCCACCACTATATGCGAGATTAACCCTAATCTGGTAAGGGAATGGATTGCTAATCCATCAGTAACATTAAAAGTGTGTATAGGTTCAAATCCTATATCTCGCGCCAAGGTAATGTAGCCAAGACTGGTCTAAGGCGCTGGTCTGCAAAATCAGTATTCGTGGGTTCGAATCCCGCCATTACCTCCAAAAATAGGCGCTTACAGCAATTTTTTATCTACATAAAATGAATGTGATTATTCAAAAAGCGTATAGAAATATGCGGACTTAGTTTAACTGGAAAAATGCCAGTCTCCAAAACTGTAGGATAAAGGTTCGAGTCCTTTAGGCCGCGCCAACTTTATATTAATAGAGTGTTTACGTTAATATAATTTTAGAAAGTAAACCTGACCAGTCTGAGGTTAAAAAACGGCAAGTTTGATGTGATACCTTGCCAAGAAAGATAAAAACATCTTTATATGCTCATATCGTTCAATGGATAGGACTTTGGGTTTCTACCCCAATAATCAGGGTTCGAGTCCTTGTATGAGTACCAATTATACAGAGGGGCGATTATATGTGAACATAAAAATTGATAATCCTAAGAGCCACAACGATCTAGTTAGTCTTGCTGAAAAATATGACTATAAAAAAGGATGGGCATACTATAAAGCAAAAGAATTAGGATTTGCAGCTCATACGGAGCAGACAAGCCTATTTGATGGGGAGGGCTTATGAATAAGCAAGGAGGGATTATGAACAAGTGTGTGCTAATCAGCATTCGCCCGCAATGGTGTGAGCTGATATGCAATGGCAAAAAGACCATTGAAGTCCGCAAAAATCGCCCAAAGCTGGAAACGCCGTTCAAGTGCTATATCTACTGCACACATGACAAGGAACACACGCTCTTTAAGGACTGGCTAGACCCGCCTTTTGTGACCAAAGAATACAACATCATGAATGGCAAGGGGATTAAGAATGTTTTTCACGACAATAGACCGTGGGGCAACGCAAACGGAAAGATTATAGGAGAATTTGTCTGCGACAAGATGTATGGGATTTACTACTCCATATGCCCACATGACCAGCCTGTGTTTGAGGAAATTGGTACGCTGAACCGACCGAATGTGATGGGCGAAACGTGCTTATCCGCAATCGAGCTTAACGATTATCTCAATGGAAATACTGGCTACGGCTGGCACATATCTGCCCCGCAAATCTACGACAAGCCGAGGGAACTGAGCGAGTTTCACAAGCCAGAAATGCCAACAGGGTTGAGATATGAGGATGACACAATCAAGCGCCCACCCCAAAGCTGGGCATATGTGGAGGAATACGACGGAAAACACTGAACTGATAAAGGCATTGAGGGATGCAGAGAGCAACACCGAGCTTGATTGCGAAATAAACGAGTTGCGCCCCATTTTGTTAGCTGCCGCCGATGCGCTTAAAGCCGCAGACAAGCGAGAGGAGGCACAGGTGGTTCGGTGCAAGGACTGTTGCTATTGGAATCGTAAATACACCACTGTCGGTGAATGCGAGAAGTTAGCAGATAGAGACAAAGAGGGCGGCGCACAGTTTGACTGTGATATGGACAATGATGATTTTTGCTCATACGGCAAACGGAAGGATGGTGACAGCAATGACGAATGAAGAAGCAATCGTGCAGTTGGAGATTGACGCGACAAATCTTGTCGGAAGATTGGCGAGTGAGCCAGTGCATGACACGTCTTTTTCCGAATTGTGGAAACGCAAACTTGAAGCAATAGATATTGCAATTTACGCCATTAAAATGTTTGACAAACACGAAGCGGAATGTGAACGGTGCGCTTGCAATTTGTTAGCCGAACGGGACGCACTTAAAGAGGAAAAGCTGATTTCCAACACCGACGTTGCCCGCAGTTATGAATATCAGCCATATTGAATATTTTGCAATCATAAATTGATTAAAAACATTAACCAAATAGCAATTTTATTAACATTTTAGAAAGGAGATAAAAACATGAATACAGAAGTTCTTTTTAGTAGCATTTCGAACGAATGGGAAACGCCTCAGGCTTTTTATGATAGCCTTAACAAAGAGTTTAATTTTACACTAGATCCGTGTTGTCAAGAATACAACCATAAAACAGATAAGTATTATACACCAGATGATGATGGACTAAAAAAGAGTTGGGAAGGTGAAACAGTATTTTGTAACCCGCCTTATGGAAAAGAAATTGGAACGTGGGTTAAGAAATGCTATGAGGAATCTAAAAAACCAAACACTATCGTCGTAATGCTTATTCCATCGAGAACGGATACAAAATGGTTTCACAAATACATATATAACAAAGCTGAGATTAGATTTTTACAGGGCAGATTAAAGTTTATTAATAGGCTTCTCCCATCGTGGAACCCGGAAGGTAATTTTAAACTTCAGTCAGCACCGTTTCCGAGTATGGTAGTTGTGTTCAATTCAAAAGTAACATAGAACAGATGTTTGGTGCGGAATTAAGATGGGAGATTATACATATGGAATTAAATAAAATTTATAATATGGATTGTCTTGACGGAATGAAGCAATTAGATGATGAATGTATTGATTTGACGATTACTTCGCCGCCATACGATAATCTACGCACATATAACGGAAATATTGCACAGTGGTCTTTTGAGAAGTTTCAAGATATAGCAAAAGAATTATATCGAGTAACAAAGCAAGGCGGCGTAGTGGTTTGGATAGTGGCTGACGCAACAATTAAAGGAAGCGAAACGGGGACATCGTTCCGCCAAGCGTTATTTTTTAAGGAAATTGGGTTCAACCTTCACGACACTATGATTTACGAAAAGAATGGAACAGGAGCGTGCGGAAGCAACAATTGCTATTGGCAGACGTTTGAATATATGTTTGTTTTTACAAAAGGAAAAATTAAAACAGTACATAGATTGGATAACGGAAAACCAAGAACAAAAGGTGGAATTAAGACAGGAAGAATTACTAAAGATGGAATTCAAAAAGTAGAAAAAAGAAGTGACGCAGAAGGTAAATTGCAGTTAAGGTCAAATATTTGGAGATATAATGTTGGATTTACTTCTGGCGATGATAAAACTGAGCATCCTGCTGTGTTCCCAGAGTTGTTAGCACAAGACCATATACTTTCTTGGAGTAACGAGGGTGATATAGTTTTTGACCCATTTATGGGCAGCGGTACTACGGCAAAAATGGCGTTATTGAATAAACGCAACTACATTGGGTTTGAATTAGACACTACATATTGTGATATAGCAAATAAACGCATACAAGATAACTCGGAGCTTTTGAAGGAGGCAGCATGCTGAAATGCGGCTGATTCTCGCATATTGCTCACAAGCCTAGATGTGAGCAATATGCATGAGCACTATATGGGGATAGATTGGTTTCGACAGGGCGAAAGGCCGATGTGCTAAGTTCTGGACAGGAGTTCGACTCTCCTTATCTCCACCATATGCCACGATAGCTCAGTAGGTAGAACGTAGGTCCGAAGAACCTAGCGTCAGAAGTCAAATTCTTCCTCGTGGCACCAACATGCTCCTATAGCTCAATTGGTTAGAGCAATCCCCTTATAAGAGATAGGTTAGTGGTTCGATTCCACTTAGGAGCACCAGAATAGAGGTATGTGTTTGCGGACGCATAGCAGATGAAAACCCCTGCGTGGTGAGAGGAAATGCTCACCAGAAATATAGCCCACTAGCTCAACAGGTAGAGCAATCCCATGATAAGGGATAGGTTCTTGGTTCGACACCAAGGTGGGCTACCAATGGGGTATTAACTCAGATGGGAGAGTACCTGATTTGCAATCAGGATGTCGTGGGTTCAAGTCCCACATATTCCACCACATGGTTTTCTTTTGAATGTGGCTCAACAATTTTTCTTTTATCCTAAAAATGAAAATGCCACAATAGGGCTATGTAGCATAGTTGGTTTAATGCGTCTGACTGTCTATCAGAACATCGTGAGTTCAAATCTCACCGTAGCCGCCATATGGGGTAGTAGCTCAGAGGAAGAGCGGCTGGCTGTTAACCAGTGTGTCATAGGTTCAAACCCTATTTACCCCGCCACACGGAGAATGAAGTGTAACGGTTCTGCACACCTGTTTTGGGAACAGGTAGAGAGGTTCAACTCCTACATTTTCCACCACGGTAATTTTAATACAAATATCAAAAAGTAAAGGAGCTACCTATTGCGAGTAGGTGGCTCCTTAATTTTTATTTTTTTTATTGACAATGTATAATATTTGCTGTATAATATGCACAAAGAATGCATTTAGGAGTGATTTATTTTTGATAAGAACCAATAAACAAGAAGTAATATTTCATGGTTCAGAAAAAATAATACCAAAATATTATGATTTATATAGAGATATTATGAATCACGAATATACACATTATAAATTATATGGCGGACGTGGTTCTACTAAATCATCCTTTATTAGCGAAATAATACCACACATAATAATAAATAATCCTAATGTTCATGCTTGTGTATTTCGTAAAGTGGGAAACACATTAAAAAATTCTGTATATGGTCAAATGCAATGGGGTATTGATCAAACTGATGGACTTTATTCTCTCTATAAATTTAAAGTTAACCCAATGGAAATGATTTATAGACCAACAGGACAAAAAATTATGTTCTTTGGTCTGGATGATCCGGGAAAAATTAAATCTATTAAATTACCCTTTGGTTATATTGGAGTTACATGGTTTGAGGAAGAAGATCAATATGCTGGTGATGCTGAAATTCGTAAGGTATTACAGTCCACTATGCGTGGTGGAGATAAATTTTGGGATTTTCGTTCATTTAACCCACCTATTTCTGCATCAAATTGGGCAAACAAAGATATATTAGTTGATAGACCAGATACACTGTGTATTAAATCAAGTTATTTAGATGTGCCAAGAGAGTGGTTAGGAGAATCATTTTATGATGAAGCTGATTGGTTAAAAGCCATAAATCCACGTGCATATACACACGAATATTTAGGTGAAGCAATCGGTGATGGTGGTAATGTCTTTGAAAATGTCAAAGTAAAGCCCATCACAGATGAACAGATTAAAACATTTGATAGAATCTACATGGGCGTTGACTGGGGATGGTATCCTGACCCGTTTGCATGGGTTAAGGTATACTATGATAGTGCTAGACGTGACCTTTATATTTATGATGAATATGTTGTAAATAAAAAGGGGAATATAGAAGTCTGGAATGACCTTGTAGAAAAGAAAGGTGTCATTGGCTCAGACCTAATTACTGCTGATAGCGCGGAACCTAAATCAATTTCAGACTTTCGTTCTTACGGCAGTAATACGAGGGGTGCTGAAAAAGGACCCGGAAGTATTGAATATTCAATGAAATGGCTACAATCTCTTAGTCATATCTATATTGACTTAGCAAGATGCCCTGTTGCTGCTGATGAATTTTTAACATATGAATACACACGAAACAAAGATGATGAAATAATCAGTGATTATCCAGATGAAAATAACCACTGTCTAACAGGTGATACCATAGTTAATACTGTTGATGGAGATATAGCCATAAAAGACCTAGTTGGTAAAACTGGTAAGGTCTATTGTTATGACGAAGATAATAAAAAGTCTACCATATCAGATTATTTTGACGTTAGATTGACACAAAAAGATGCAGAGATATATGAAATCACTCTTGAAGATGGTTCATCTATAAAAGCTACCGCTGAACATCCTGTATTAACAACTCGTGGTTGGATAAAAATGTGTGAATTAACTACGGACGATGAAATTTTAAATATCTATTGACCCTGTTAGATATTTATGATATAATATGGATATCTTAAATAAGGAGATATCCATATGACCATACAATATATTGAAAACACTAATTTAGTATACTATAACGGGTATAAGTTTAGAAAGGATAAAAAATCTGGTTACTGGCTTTGTTCTACCTTGCACAAAAGATTACATTGTTGTGTATGGGAACAATACAATGGTGAAATACCAAAGGGATATGAAGTACATCATAAAGACCACAATAAAGACAATAATGATATTTCCAATCTTGAACTTATGATAAGAGCTGAACATCGTAAATTACATAGCGCAGAATTAACAGATGAACAACGTGAGTGGTACAGGCAAAACATGATAAAAAATGTCATTCCAGCAGCAGCAAAAATTCGTAAGGAAAATTATAATTATGATTACTATGCTAAAATAGGAAAACTCGGTAATGATGCATTACAAGAAAAAGATTTTATATGTGAGTGTTGTAATAAACCCTTTAAAAGCAAGCAAACAAGAAGTAGATTTTGTTCAAATGCTTGCAAATCTAAATGGCGCAGGGATAACCACTTAGATGATATTGAAAAAATCTGTCCTGTGTGTGGTAAAACCTTTACAAGTAATAAGTATTATAAAAATAGTACCTGTAGCAAACATTGTTCAGACATATTATATCCTAGATTACCGAGGTTAAAAAATGAAATCAGTAAAAATAACACAGATAAAGAAACTTCCTAATACAGAGGATGTATATAATATGGAAGTAAGAGATTTTCATAATTTTACTATTAATGGCGGCTTTATAGTACATAACTGCATAGATAGCGTCAGGTATGCCTTAGAGAGAGTTTGGAAACGGCGTGGTCAATAAGGGGTGATAATAATGGCCTGTAGAACTAAGAAAAAGAAAGGTAAATAAAAATGATTGATTATAAGCGTGGTACTACACCAACAATTCCGGTAACTATTAGTGCTATAACTGATATTACATTAATAAATACAATTGAATTTATTTTTAAGCAACAGCCGTCAGAGAACGCAGAAAAAATAATTTTAAAAACATATCCAACTAATGTAACATATGATACAATAAATAAAATTTTCTATGTATACTTTACCGATGCTGAAACACGTCTTTTTTTACCGGATAAAAATTTTTATATGGATACCAAAATTACTTATGTTGGAGGTAAGATACCAAAAACAAAAATTGTGGAACTTTATATGAATAAGACACTATTTCAAAGTACAGATTGAGGATGTGATATTAAATGGAACTTATATCATACCCCATTAATATTGAAATAGAAGAAGAAACAACAATATCAATTGAAGTGGAGGATGAACAATCTATTCCCATTGATATGAGTACAGTTGAATATGTGGAATTATTACCAGACCCAATAGATTTAATAGAATATAACAACACTATTCATGAACAAAAATATTATTTTATAAAAGGATAAGGTGATGTTGTGAGTAATATAAAAGTTGATAAACTCATAGCAGAAAATAAATTAATATTTTACGGCGATATGGGAATTAAACAAGTCTATTATAATGATGATTTAATATATAATAGATCAGGTGCATATTTTTATTTAGAATTTAAAAATGAAGAGGATAAATAATGGCTAATTATTTTCAATTAATACTTGACACACTTGCTCCTGTAATATCAACATTTACAATTAATGGTGGAGCATCAGTAACAACAAGTTCAACAGTGTCTCTTAGCATAGCGGTGAGTGATGCTTCTACTACTGGCTATACTATGAAGATTTGGGGTATCTCAGGAGCCGCTGACGAAGCGTCTGCTTCTTGGGAATCCTTTGCAACAACTAAATCTGTTACACTTCCATCTTCTACTGATGGTAGTTATACTATCAGTATCAAGGTTCGTGATGATGTTTACAACGAAAGTAGCGCATCCACAGCAACAATTACCCTGTCTACTTCTCTGCCAACAATCACAATTACTGCACCCGATGTAACTAAGATTAGTGAAGTGTCTGGTAAGAATATTTGCTCATTCAGCTTCACATCTAATGTGGCTCTGAAAGCTTGGAAAGTTAAACTTGTGCCACAGACTTCAAGTGGTGAGGGTGACGGTACTCAGATACTTGCTACTGGTGGTTCTACCAATATGACAGGAACTACTTTAGCAGCATCTACCTCCATTACTTGTAAAATTTATGGTTCAGACCTTAAAGTTGCTTGTGGTGGTTCTGATGGTACATACGTAATCAAAGTCTTTGGACAAGACGCAGAAAACGATTTGTGGTCAGCATAAATAAAATAGGGGCGGCTAATTACCGCCCCATTCTTTGAGGTATATAATGTTAGATAGTGAAAAAATAAAAAATGGTATCGTTATAGAACAACAATATCTTGATACAAGAGACACATTTAAAACACTTTCTCTTTTAAGTAGGTTATCATCTGCCGGATATACTTCACTTGATACTTATTTTAAAGATAAGACCGAATATCTTGTTAGAACATCTAATCCAACAATATATGAACCTGCAATGCTTGGTATTGAGGATGCCGTTGAAGCGTCTGTTAAAACTAAAGAAATTAGCGTATATATACCTACTGCTGATAATGTATTTGCTTGGCACGGTTCAGAAACAATAGATTATGATTTATGTAAATCACTTGGAGTAACCGTTTATGAAATGCGCTATTTAGGCGGCACTATAATCAGTGGACCAGAAGATTTTAGTATAGCAATTATTGTAAACGAAAATACTGATGCAACATCGGATTATTTTATGAGTAGATTTTATACTTATTTTAAACAATATTTTTCAAATGTTGTATTAAATAATAATGATATACTTATAAACGACAAAAAGATATTGGGTTCAATGACACGCAGAGCAAACGGTATGTTTATTTTTGCAACACAAGTATCTTTTGTCGATAGAACAAATTTGATAAATCAAATCTGTCCGCCTGATAGCGGTAAAATACCGGGTTGTATAGATAATGCTATTTTAACAAAAGAAATGTTAAAAAATGAGGTCTTATCATGGCTACAATAACAGGTACATTAATATTAGTCGCATCTGCTAATGGAGCTTCTACTGCTTCTTATACTGGCGGTAGTTCTGCGTGGGCTTCTATTAAAGACCCTGTTAGTAATACTGATGGAGATTCCACTTATATATATGATACAATATCATTAACAGTATTAGGTAGCCCATCAAATTCAAATTATAAGATGGGTATATATAGTGGCTCAATACCATCTGGAGCCGTAGTAACTTTTACTGGTGCCACATTATACGTTATAGCAAGACACACATCATCCAAATCTGGTGATAGTGCAACACTTGATGCACTTGTAAAAGTTGGTGATGCTACATCAGCAGTTTCATCTGTATCCAATAGCTCAAAAACATTATCGAGTTCATATACAACATACACATTTTCAACAACTGCTTTTGTTACTGCGCTCGCCTCCTATACAGCGTTACCAAACATTGAGTTAGATATTGGTATGAATGGCATAAAAGGTAATAAAAAAAATGATTCCTTTGAAGCCAGAGTAACTTCTGTAACATTAGCAATAACTTATAGTTATGATGATACTCAATACACTGTTTCAGTATCAAATCCTACTGGTGCTACAATAACAGCAAGTAAAACTGGTAGTGTTTATTCTGGTACAACAATTACTTTAAGTTCAACATTAGATAATGGTTATACATTAGCGGCGTATACAGTTAATGGTACTGCAATAAGTGGTAATACATTTACAGTATCAGCGGATAGTGTAATAAGCGCAAATCTTAATAGAACAACACCAACAATAACACTTGGTACTCCAACAAAGACAGCAATTTCTGATGAAAGTGGATATACTCAATGCGTTTGTACTTTTACCTGTGATTTAAATTGTGCATACTGGGAATCAAGAGCTGTTTATGGTAGTGCATCAACTGATAGAGGTTCTGGTACACTTGTAGAAAGCGGTACAAATTTAACCGCAAATACATCAGCCAGTATAATAGTTGATTACAATGAATTGACAAATGGAGACGGCACATATAAAATAACAATATATGCTCATGCCACAAATGGTATGTGGTCAGATGGTGTATATGTCGCAATAACTTAAGGTTGGTGAATAACCATGTTTACTAAAATTTGGAACGCAATACGGGGAGTTGTTTTAAAATTGATCGGTACAAAAAATATTGAACAGGCACTTAATATAGTCCCAACAATATCAACAAAAATGTCAACTGCGATAGAGTTATGGGACAAAATGTATAAAAATGAAGCAGATTGGTTACACGAACCTACTTATATAGATCCGACAAGAGTTGTATCCCTTGGATTACCAGCACTTATTTCAAGTGAAAAAGCACGTATGGCAACACTTGAAATGAAAATTGTTGTTACTCCTTCTGGTGAAGTACCAAAGGATGATGATATGCAAGTTGATGATAATACACCAACAGCAACAAGGGCAGCATTTATTAACAAGATGTTCCAATTACACCTTATGCCACATATTCGCAGACAACTTGAATATGGAATTGCAAAAGGTGGATTAGTGATTAAACCCTATATTTATAGGGATAATCAAATTGCATTCACTTTTTGTCAGGCAGACGATTTTTATCCACTCACATTTGATAGTGTGGGGAATATAACAGAAGCGGCATTTGTTGATACAGTATCACAAGAAAAAATTATATATACCCGTTTGGAATATCACAAATTTGATGCGCAAACTCGTACTGTAACAGTAATAAACAAGGCATATAAACAATACATCAATCAAGATATGGATAGAAACAAAAATACACTTGGTATTGAGATTGATTTACATTCTATAGATGCTTGGAAAAATATTGCCACAGAAGCAACAATTCAAAATGTTGATAGACTTTTATTTGCATATTTCAAAATGCCAGATGCAAACACCATAGATTCACTTAGTCCTCTTGGAGTTAGTGGATTTAGTAGGGCGGTTAGTTTGATTCGTGATGCGGATTATCAATATAGTGAATTATTGTGGGAATATGAGGGTGGTCAATTAGCTGTTGATGTTGACTTAGATGCGCTTAAAACCACAAAAGACGCAAGTGGCAATTATATAGAATTGCCCAATAAGTTACAATCTCGTCTATTTCGTAAACTTGACCTTAATACAGAAGAAACATATCAACAGTATGCTCCTACACTAAGGGATGCTAGTTATAATAACGGTTTGAATGCTATCTTTATGCGTGTTGAAGATGCTTGTAGCCTTAGTCGTGGCACAATCAGTGATATTACACGTAGCGAAGCTAAAACGGCCACAGAGCTGCTTATAATGCGTCAGAGAAGCTATGCGGCAAACGCAGACATTCAGAAAGCACTTCAAAGAACACTTGATGATGTAATTTATATCATAAATGTATATTGTGATTTGTATAATCTTGCTCCTGCCGGTGAATATTCAGTATCATACACATGGGATGACAGTCTGATAAACAGCCCTGAGGAAGAACTGCAACGTAGGTTACTTCTCATGAATGCTGGAATTGAAAGTCGCCTTAATATTCGTATGTGGTATTATGGCGAAACAGAGGACCAAGCTAAGAAAGCTCTTGAAGTTTCAACACAAGAAGCTAAAGAAAGAGCAGATGCATTCACACCACAGCCGCAACCAGGATTAAACACTACTGGTAGTAAAACACCAAAATCTCCCGAGGACACTAAGAAAAATATTAATAAGCCGGAGGATAATAAATGAGTTGGAAAGATGAAGCATTAATTCTCCAATCAAAAGGATATAATCATAGACAAATTTGTGATTTACTTTATAAAGATATTGATGCACCAAATAGGGATGCGGCTTTGCACAGAGTTAAAAGAGTATTAAATTGCCCAACAAATATATCTATAGATATTACAGAAAATTTAAATCCTATTAAATATGATTTAAAGTGGAAAGGTAATAAACATATACGCTTTGCTTTAATGGGCGACACACAAATAAATAGTAAGTATACACAATTAACATATTTACATGATTTTTATAATAAGTGCGAAAATGAAGATGTACATATTATTTATCATACGGGCGATATTGATGAAGGAGAACAAATGCGTATGGGGCATCAATATGAGTGTTATAATCAAGGAGCAGATGAACATATTGATGAAATAATTAAAAATTATCCATATCATAAAGATATAGAAACACATTTTATTACAGGAAACCATGACGCAAGTATATTTAAACGCTGTGGAACTGATATAGGTAAATCAATATCAGCAAAACGAGAAGATATGATATATCTTGGAAGAGACTGTGCTATTATAAATCTTACGCCAGAATGCACACTTGAACTTAGACATCCATGGGACGGTTCAACATATGCACTTAGTTATAAAACTCAAAAAATAATTGATGGTATGCCCGATGATGAAAAACCAAATATTTTAGCTATAGGACATTATCATAAGGCAGAACAATTATTTTATGGCGGTGTTCATGCATTTCAGACTGGATGTTTTCAATCACAAACAAGTTTTATGCGTGGTAAAGGCATACAAGCAAATATGGGTGGTTGGATATGTGAAGCAGAGGTTAATTCTATTGGTGAAATTGTGTGTCTTAGGTCTATGTATATTCCATATTATAAACCAATAGTGAATGATTATAAAAATTTTCGTTAGTTTATACAAAAAACACTTGACAAATTGTGAATAATGTGTATAATATAAGTATATCCAAAAGTTAGGAGAACAACCACATGACTTGGGATCTTCTTGCGGAACTCATAATTCTTGTAACTTTTGGTATAGCAATTTGTAAAATTGTGGCTAATAACACAAAAGTAATTACAGAATTACGATCAAGTGTTGATAATCTTTCATCTATGTTATCTGATCAAAAATCAGAACAATCAAATGTAAGAGAAAAAGTTAATGACCACGAAACAAGAATTACTGTGCTTGAAAAGTTAGAAGAAAAACTTAATTAGTTAGCGTACTTAAAACGCACCATCCAGTTGTTAGTATCAACTAAAAAATACTTAGGATGTATATAGGAGAAATAAAATGAAAACAGATGTGTTAAAAGAAATTCTTAAAGAGTTTAATGTCTCAGAAGATGCCCTGCAAAAAATTCAAGCTGAGAGTGGTAAGGACGTCACAGAAGCAAAAACTAAACTTCAATCACAAATTGATACACTTACAGGACAAATAACAGACCTTACAGGACAAGTTACACAAAGAGATACTGACTTAAATGATCTAAAACAAAAGTTAACTGATGCCGGACAAAGTTCTTCAAAACTTTCAGAAGTGCAAACAAATTTAAATACACTTACTCAAAAATATGAAGCCGATAAAAATGAATGGCAAACAAGGTTATCAAAACAAAATTATGAATTCCTTGCTAAAGAATCTATAGCGGGTATAGAATTTACAAGCAATGCAGCAAAAAAAGAATTTCTTAATGGATTATTAGAAAAAAATCTTCCTATTCAGAATGATAAACTTATTGGAATTTCTGAATATATTGATGCAATCAAACAAAATGATCCTGGAGTATTTAAAACAGAAACACCACCGACTACTCCACCAGTAACACCTCCAATATTTGTTCCTCCTGTCTCAGCGCCAGCACAACCACCCGCTGAAAGTAAATTTGGATTTAATTTTACAAAATTAAGAGAACCAACAAATAAATAAGGAGAAAATATAAATGCCTAACGCATTAAATTATGCAGTTGATTACCAAAATGAAATTGAACAATCTTTTCCATATACTCTGAATTTTGGATCGCTCTATGCTACTCCAAATAATGGCAGATATCGTTGGGTCAACGCTAAAACAATTGAAATTCCTCGTATTTCTACCACAGGCCGTGTTGACGCAGACCGTGATACAATTGCAACAGCAACCCGTAATTATGACAATAGTTGGGAAACAAAAACTCTTGATAATGAACGTAAGTGGAGTACACTGGTTCATCCTATGGATGTTGATGAAACAAAAATGACCACAACTATTGGTAATATTACACAAGTGTTTAATGAGGAACACAAATTCCCAGAAATGGATGCATACCTCATTAGTAAACTTTACAGTCTTTGGACAACTGCTGTTTCTGGTGAAGGGTATGTCGCTCACACCGCAGATACTACAGCGCTCACTACTGCAAATGTACTTACCGTGTTTGATACGCTTATGCTTAATATGGATAATGCGCGGGTTCCTGCAAATGGACGTATTCTCTATGTTACACATGAAGTTAAAACAATGCTGAAACAGGCAACACAAATTCAACGTAACTTTGATGTTCAAATCGGAACAGACACCATCAATCGTACAATTTCACGTCTTGATGAAGTTCAAGTTATTGGTGTTCCTTCAACTCTTATGAAAACCGCATATGTTTTTACAACTGGTTGGTCGGTTGCTGCCGGCGCAAAACAAATTAATATGTTCCTTGTACATCCTATGGCTGTTATAACTCCTGTTAAGTACACCTTTAGCCAGCTTGAAGCTCCTTCTGCTTTAAGTGAAGGTAAGTACGTGTACTATGAAGAAAGTTATGAAGATGTATTCATACTGAACAATAAGGCTGACGCAATACAATTCAATATTACATCAACACCCTAATGAGGTAATAAATGATGCCCAATAAGATTATGGTACAAAAAGCAAATAAAGTGCTTGAAATTCCAGAAGATAGATTACAAGAGTTTATTGAAAAAGGCTATAATCAAATAGATGATATGGGCAATATCATTAAAGAAGCTATTCCTACTGATATAGGTATGCTCCGGATTAAATTTCTGGAGCATACCAGATTAATTAGTAAATATGAAACTGAAATTGCCCAACTCAAAAATCAATTAGCCAAATCTAAGAAAACTCAAACAGAATAATTAACAAGGTGGTTTTGTTATGTACCTTACTTATGAAGAATATATAGAATATGGTGGTACTCTTGATGAAACTACCTTTTTACAATATTGTTTTGAATGCAGTAAAAAGATCGATGCCTTTACCGCAGAACGTATAAAAGCAATGACTACCATACCAGAGACAGTTAAACGCTGTATGATGGCTCTTTTATATCAAGAGCAGTTATATACTACCAATATGCAAAATATTATTATGGGCAATTCTGCGGGCAATGAAGGCCGTTTGGTGTCTAGTTATATTAATGACGGTTATCAAGAATCATTTGCTACTGGCGGAGGAGACCCCGGAACATATATGGCAGCAGTACGACACGGAATTGATTTAACTGAATCAAATACAATAAAATCATATTTAGCTTTAGAGCGCGATGATACTGGAACACTACTTTTATATAGGGGCGTTTTCTGATGCAACAATGTATTGAAACAATAACAATATTTAATAGTTACACAGACCCCACAACAAAATATAAAAAATATTTATCAACCATAATTACTGGTGTATCGTGGTTTGGTGAAGCACAGGCACTTGTTTCACAAGATGGGTTATTAAGCGCTGACTTATATACAATAAGAATACCAATAGATGCAGATTTTAGTGGTAAATCATATTTGTCTCCAAAAGAATTTGAAAAAATACCCAATGATAAGATGATTAATTATTGGACAATATCACATGGAGATATAATTATACGCGGTGCTGTAACTGATTCTGGAGATAGTGCAAAACCGGCAAAACTAGAAGATAAATATGATGATGTTATTACAATACTTTCTGTAACAGATAATAGAAATAAACCAAGTGCAAAACATTGGAAAGTTGTGTGTAAATAATGGCAGAAATAAATACCAATGAAAATTTAAGACTTTGGTTTCTTCAATGTTCAGATGTATCAAATATAGTTAATTTTGGAACCGATTATCTTGGTGATAAGGCCACAGAGTGTTCAATATATACAATGCCGTCTCCTTTAAGAGTATATACAGATATTATAGGTAATAATTCTTATAATGGAGAACAAACCATTAATTTTATATTTGCTCTACGTGCTCCATATGGGGATGACCCCGAACAAAATCTTGATAATCTACAATTTTTTGACAAATTAAAAGAATGGGTGTATACTCAAACCAAAGTGAAGAATTTTCCTATCATTTCAGAGGGAGAAGTAGTCTCTATTATGCCAAATCAAACACAATATGCCGCTTCTGCAACATCAGATAGTGCCGTTTATCAAATGCGTTGCGCAATGACATATTGGAGAGAAAACTAATGCCAATTGAAAGTTTAATAGATGTTGATGAAATAATGACAGATGTTCAAACATCAGCCAATTACGCCCTAAAATATATAAAAAATGATATCGTATCAGATATTGATATGTATGTTCCATATAAAACTGGTAGAACATCACGTTCAGGATACGATAGTGCTGAAATTGTCGATAATGAATTATTGATTGAGTATGAGGGCGTTAACCCACTAACTGGATATGATTATACAGAAAATATATATGAAGGTGTCTCCAGTGCAGGTAAATCAGTAAGATTTATACCCGGAAGAAATCCTGGAGAAAAAAGTAATCCATTTGCTGGCCCATATTGGGATGAAAGAGCCATTAATGATAATAAAATAAAATGGCGCAATGATATTATAGATACAATAGAGCATCAACGATTACTTTGGAGAGAACAAGCAAAACGTAAGCGTGAAAAAAAATTAATTATTGAGTTTAAGTAAGGAGTAAAAAATGCCAACAACTGTTGAAAAAATCAAAAGACCTCTTATAGCACATTTCCTTGATACTGCTAAATCTGCTGATTATGCCACTGGAGTAACATGGAAACGCATTGGTCTTAATGTAACTGATATGAGCGTAGACTATGGAGCACAAACAGAAACAGAACAAGATATCGTTTCTAATTCTGCTGCAACTGATGTTACTGGCTATCAACCCACAAGTGCTGTTTCGCAACAATGCACTAAGGGTGACGAAATCTTTGAATTTATTACAAATCTTCGGCGCAATCGTGCAATTCTTGGCGATTGTCAAACATGGATGTTAAATGTTGATCTTTGGGATAGTTCCGGAACTCCAACTTTAAAATATGTTGCAGAAGTACAAAAAGTTTCAATACAGGTTGATACATATGGTGGAGCCGGTGGTGAGACACCAGTTCAGGAATATACAATTAACTTTATTGGTGATCCAATTCAAGGAACTGTTGCACTCACAGATGGAGTACCCACATTTACAAAAAACACATAAGCAATTAATATCTAAGGAGTAACCTAGTTATGGCTGATAAATTTAGAAGTAATGTAGAAGTTATCGAGCTTGAAGTTAATGATGATGGATACATTGTAAAATTACCCGTAAGTGATGAACGCTTTAACCAATGTTTTTATGAATTTACTGATAACGTACAGAAAAAAGCAAATGAGTTTGAAACAAGTATAAAAAATGAAGATTTAGATAGTCTTGAGAAAATTAAAATTGATGTTATTTTTCATGAATATCTTAAATCTGAATTTGAACAATTATTTGGGCCGGGAAGTTATGAGGCCATATTTGGCAAAGATGTTTTAGTTGGAGTTGAATACGTATTAGAATTCATAGAAGCCTGTTTACCATATATTGAAAAACACACAAAAAATCGTATTGATAAATTTAATAAATATAGCGCAGATAGAACGGGTTCCTCCTTATAAATAGATGATACCCACAGTATTATTGGGGAATATACCCTTAATATTGTGGGTATATTTTTAGGTGATTAAATGTATAATATCCTACTTGATAAACTTCCAAATGAATATAATGGATATTTAATTCGTACATCGTTTAGAATAGGAATACAAATTTGTATGTGTCTTGATGATGTTGAATTAGATGATACTGATAAGATGTTAATATCATTAAATCTTCTTTATGGTAATGGTATGCCAGAATTAGAAAGTGCTATAGATGGATTAAGATGGTTTATGGCGTGTGGTAATCCAGAATATAAATCATCAGATAATAATGATAAAACTTTGTTTTATTGGGACTTTGATTCAAGTAGACTATATAGTTCCTTTAAACAAACATATAGTATAGATTTAGCAAAATCAGATTTACATTGGTTTGAGTTTATTGCATTATTGGGCAGTCTTGATAAGGACAGTGCTTTAAGTAAAGCTATTGAAATACGAGACTATGATATAAAAGATGTTAAGGGTAAGGCTCGTACTGATTTACAAAAAATGAAAAAGAGTTTAACTCCTCCTATTCAATACAATGAGGAAGAACAACAAAAAATAGAGGAATTTAATTCGCTTCTTAATGGAGGGGACGTAAATGGCTGATGGAGAAGTTAGAATTGATGTTGATACAGAAATAGGTAAGGCCGAAAAAGCTCTTGCAAAGTTAACTGCGGCTCTTAATACTCAGGAAACAAAATTAAAAGAGCTTCAAGCACAGTATCAAAAATTATCTAGTGATAAAGAAAGAGCTTTTTTTGATAATAAAACCATAGATGAAACAAATACAAAAATAACACAACTAAAAAATACCTATAATGAATTATTAAAATCGAGAAGCACACTTATTTCACAAAAAGCAATAGATTTATTTGGCACAGAAAAAGCAGGAAAAGCAGAGAAAATTAGAAGTGCTGTAGAAACAGGTGCGTGGGGCGGAAAAACAAAAACAGCTAATCTTGCAAAAGGACAATTAGGTAGGGCTAATATTGATCAAAAAAATTTTGAAATATATACTAAATACGTTTCTGATTTAAATGAAAAATTATCAACCACAAAAACACAATTTACAGGACTCGAACAAGATGTAAAAGTTTTTTCAGATTTATTAAATGTTCCAAATAAAGAACAAGAAAAATTAAATACAAAAATTGATAGTACAAAAACTAAATATGATGCTGCAAAAGAAGCTGTTGAACAACAAAAAACAGCACTAGATGCATTATACGCAAAAAAAACCGATAGTGGAAAAGATATTATAGACACACTACATGGTTGGGAAAAAGTAAAATATGTTCTTGAAACTATGGGAAAAACAACGCTTACAACATTGGGTATGGGATTTAAGGCACTTGGTAGAATAGGAATTCATGTGTTCAACGGAATTATTGGTTCTGCGCTTAAATTATCTAAAACATTATTAAGTGGTTTTAAAAATATATTAACAAACCCGCTTAAAAATCTTAGTAAGAAATTTTCAAGTTTTGGAAAACGCTTAAATACAGCTATTTTACAAGGATTAATTTTTAGACCAATACGTACTTCATTAACAAATCTTCTTAATATGTATAAAGATTTAATGGAAGGAAATTCACAGGTTTATCAATCATTTGCACAAGTTAAGGGAGCAGCAATAACTGCTTTCCAACCATTATTGACTACCATTGTACCAATTATACAAACAGTATGTAATTGGATAATTAAGCTAATACAATATATTTCAGCGTTAATTAGTATTCTATTTGGTGTAGGAAAAGCATCTAAATCAGCAGCAAAAAGTTTATATGCGCAAGGACAAGCCGCAACATCTGCGGGTAAATCAAATGATAAATTTTTAGCATCTTGGGATACAATACAACAGGCAAAGTCAACAGAGGGTGGTGGAGGTTCAGGATCAGGAATCACTCCTGATTTCAATTTTGCTGACACAGATTTTAGTAGTCAATTAGATGATTTAAAGAAAAAAATTGATGCACAAGATTGGGAAGGTATTGGAAAAGAAATATCAGAAAAACTAAACGGCGTACTTAGTTCCATAGATACTTGGGTAACAAGTGTGTTATATCCAAAAACAGCAGAATACACTAAAAATTTATCTAATCTTCTTAATGGCATAATTAGTGGAATTGATCCTGTTGTGCATGGCAAATTATTTGCTGATATACTGAACACCATAATTAATGATGGATTTATCTTTTTATCTACATTTGATTTTAGCGCATTGGGCAGTAAACTTGCAGATATTATAAATAATGTTTTTTACAATGTTAATTGGGAGGAATTAGGTAAAACAATAAGTTTATCAATTACTAATATATATGATTTTATGATTACCTTTATTTCAACCCTTGATTTCAGTAAAATTGGATCTTCTATAGGCACATTACTGTCAAACATTGATTGGGGAACAATTATGTTTGATGTGATTAAATACTTTGTTGTTGTTGCAACAGGTGCAATTGATGGATTAATTGGATTTATAGAAAATCTTGATCTAAGTGAAATAGAAACATCTATAAAAAATGGATTTAGTAAAATATTCACAGACATTGATTGGAATAAATTAATATCTGATGGATTTAAGTTAATAGGAGAACTTTTAGGATTAGCCATACGCGGTCTTTGGGATTTAATAATTAAGCCAGCTATTGAAGATATTAGAGGTTGGTGGAAAGATCATGCCTATGAAGATGGTAAATTTACACTACAGGGTTTATTAGATGGTATTGATGATGGCTTAAAATCTATAGGAACTTGGATAAAAGATCATATTTTTACACCATTTATTAATGGATTCAAGAGTATTTTTGGTATTTCAAGTCCTTCAAAAGTAATGGCTGAACAAGGTAAGTACATTGGTCAAGGACTTTTAAATGGTATAGACACAGTATTGTCAACCATTGGAAATTGGATTAAAACACATATCTTTGACCCAATTTGGAATAACATAATATCAGTATTTGGTATTGATAAAACAGGTACTTCCACTAAAATGCAAACTGCTGGAACCGCAATAGCTAATGGTTTAAGTAATGGTATTGGAAAAGGAATAGGTGCTGTAAAATCTGTGCTGAATTCAATAATTTCAGCAGTTGAAACAGCAGTAAACTGGATAATTTCTAAGTTAAACACAATAAGTTGGAAAGTGCCAAGTTGGGTTCCTTTTGTTGGTGGAAAACAATGGGGATTCAATATCTCTAACATAAGTTTACCAAGACTTGAACAAGGAGCAGTTGTAAATCCTGGACATGAATTTCAGGCTATTCTTGGAGATAATAGACATGAACAAGAGATTGTATCTCCAATATCACTTATGAAAGAAGCACTTATGGAAGCTCTTTCTGAAAGTAAAACTGGAACACAAAACGATAATATATATTTACAAATTGATGGAAGGACTTTTGCAAAACTTACATCACCATACATACAAAAAGAATCAGCCCGTGTTGGTATAAGTGTCACATAATGAGGATATAATATGAGTACAACATTATTTAGTATAGATGGAGTAACATTTTCACATCTTAGAATACTTGAATTAACTCAAACATTTGAAATCTTAGATGGAGCTAATTCTGGGCGATTTCTTTCAGGAATTATGAAACGAGATATAATAGGAACATATTTTAACTATAAGTTAAAAATTAAACCTGAATATACAATTGATGGTATGAGAGAGTATAACAAATTATGGTCATTATGTTCCTCTTTATCTCAAAGTCATGTAATTATTATGCCGTTTGATGTTGGTGATAATGTAACACAATCAACTATAACATTTAATGCCTATATAACAAGCGGTAGTAGAGACATGTTAAAATATGATGTAAATGGAACAAATTATTGGAAAGATGGAGATTTTCAATTTGTTGCAATGGAACCAAAATTCTCCTAATACTTGCATATTTTTATTTAGTGTGATATAATCAAAGTACAGAGGTATATTTTATGAAAACTGTTTCTTCAACATACAATACAATATTTGCAACTGATTGTAGAATGGAATTTAGGGCTACAATTGGTACTACTGTATATGGTATGGATAAAATAAAACAATGTACTATTGAAAATGCACTATTCAATAATAGTGGAGTTGGCGTTGGAGGATGTGTTTCACAAACAATGACAATAGAAATAAATGAAACATCAGATAATATTCCAAAAATGTCAAGCGTATTAATTGAATATAGATTATATGAAGCAACAAATTCATCTAATGTTTCTGAATGGATACCATTTGGAACATTTTATATTGATACAAGAGAACAGCCCAATACAGGAAACACCACATTACACGCATACGATTCAATGATGAAAACAGAACAAGTGTGGTATAATGAAAGTTTACAAGGAGTAACTTTTCCAATATCACAAGCAGACGCACTAAGTAATATTTGTACCAGAATTGGTGTTACATTAGACAGCCGTTCTGTTTTCATCAATGATTATCCAATTGCGTACTTTACTGATGATTACACAATTAGAGAAATGCTTTGTTATATTGCCGTGGCAAATTGTGGAAATTTCATAATTACTGGTGACAATAAGTTACTTTTTGTTCCATTAAATCAAACAAATACATCAAGAGATAATCTGGAATTAAATGTAACTCAATTTACTGTTGGAACAAACATTGAGAAATTTTCAAGAGCTACCCTATATTGGGATGATGATAGTTATTATACTTCCGGTGATGATACTGGAATAGAACTAGTGGCGGACTGTTTATGGGCCACGCAAGCCATGACTAATTCTTTTTTATCATCATTAAGCACATATACATATAAACCATATACTGTATCTAATTCGGTATTAAATCCAGCAGTAGAATTAGGTGATTGGATAACAATAAATAATGTATTGTACCAAGTATGTAGTATTACATGGAATCTATCTCATATGTGGGGTGCAGATATTTCTGCTCCTAGTGATAATGAAGTAAGTCATGAATATCCTTATGTAAGTTCAACACAAAAACAATTTAATCGAGTTGTTAAACTCAATCAAAAATATTATGGAGCATCAATAACAAGAAAAAATGGATTAACAGTTGAAAAAACAGATGGAGACACTGTTTATGGAAAAGCAATATTTAACAGTGATATTCTCTCAATGCAAGCTCTTGTTGATGGTGAATTAAAAGACTGTATATATTTTGATGCCGCAGCCAGAAAATATAAAATAACGGGCGATGTAACTGTTGAAGGAGCAACAATATCAGAAGCAGTCATTACAAATGCTTTATACTCGGCTCAAGGTAATGTATCTGAACTAACAGTAGACTGGATTGATACAAGTAAAAAAGTAAGTAAGTATCTTAATAATGATACAACTGATGATTACTATTTTACTGGGCATGAAGTTTCATTGACTTTTATGCGTAGTGTAGTTGTATTAGATGGCACAACGCCGCAAACACAGCAATTAACTAATAGATATGGAACATCAATGTATTGGAAACAAGATATAAGTACCGCAACAATAACTGATGGTATTCCATATATAAATGGACAACGAGTTTATATGACTACAGATGTGACAGCATATCCTGTAACTATTTATCAATATACAGACTATGTAAAAGCATCATTCAGCTATGAAATGGAAAGTGGAAGTTATGAACCAATAATCAGTTTAGGATATGGTTCTGGAACAGGAAATAATGGTAAAGCATATATTTGGAAATCTACCACAGGCTTAACTATTAAATATATTGTTGATGCAGATAATTCAACTGATATTGTATTAAGTGATTTTGTAGATGCAAAAATGCGCAGAATAAAATCAGTAGCTATAAATAAGTCTGCCGGTACAATAGCTGTAATTATGGAAGGAAAAACTTCTGCTGAAACAATTAATTATACTGAAACTGATTCTAGTATGACTTTTACATGGCCTGATAATTATGTCGGAACCATTTCTATTTCTTGAGATAAGGGAGGATATACTATGGCATTGACTGATGCCGACAGGCTCCAAATGACAGCGATTGCGCTTATGAAACACAATCATGTAGTGGGTAAGACTACTGCTGATAGTGCAGATATGATTATAAAATTTTATGATTATGATGGAACACTAATTAAATCATGCACATTATCACAAGCAGCCGCATTAACTGCGCTTCCTATTCCTCCAAGTCATGATGGATTAACTTTTGATGGATGGAATTATACACTTACACAAGTAAATAACTTAACAGTAGCAACAAATATTGGTGCCATGTATATTACATCAGATGGAACAACAAAACTAAATATCACCGTAGCTGCACTTGGGCGTACGGTTGTTCCATTATATATAACACAAACAGTTGCAAATGGAGTTACAATTAATTGGGGAGATGGCTCAGCAAACACTAGCTCAAGTAGTGTAGGAAATGTTGGTACTGGTCACAACTATACAGCAGTTGGAAATTATACAATAACCCTAACTGTTGCGGATGGCTGTACACTTGGTCTTGGATGGGGAACAAGTCCAAATACTATTATGGGTCCATATTCTGGCGCCGGTTGGGTATATGCTAATATGTTACAATCCATTAATATTGGAAAAAATGTTACAACTATTGCTGCTAATGCTTTTTTATACTGTACTGGATTAAAAAATATTACAATTCCTTCAGGAGTTACAACTATTGGTGCCAATGCTTTTGGTAATTGCTATAAATTAAATGGTATTATAATACCATCAGGAGTTACAACTATAAGTGATAGTGCTTTGACCGGCTGTGACATTGTTACATATGTAATACTTCCTCCTGGGATTACAACTATTGGTCTCTATGCTTTTCAGGGGTGCAATATGGACAATATTACACTTCCTTTAGGAGTTACAAATATTGGTGCTTGTGCTTTTCGTAATTGTAATAGATTAAAAAGCATTAGGATTCCTTCAGGAGTTATAGCTATTGACGATCATGTTTTTGATTCCTGTTACTGCCTCACCGATATTATTTTACCTTCTGGCCTTGAATACATTTTTGATTATGCTTTTTATAACTGTCGCGCTCTTACAAGTATTACACTTCCATCAGGAGTGCATGCCGACATTGGTAGTTATGCTTTTTATTGCTGCAAAAGTCTAAAAGAGTTTATAATTCCTTCAGGAGTTACAGCTATTAATTCCTATGCTTTTTATGGTTGTTTCGGTCTTAAAGCAATTATAATTCCAGCAGGAGTTACACGTATTAGTGACCATGCTTTTGAGATGTGTACCGATCTCACTAATCTTACAATTCTTCAAAAAGTTGACAGTATTGGCCAGATTTCAGGAACTGCAAGTATTGGTACATATGCTTTTCGGTCTTGCAGTAATCTTATGGATATTAGAATTCCAGATTGTGTTACAAGTATTGCTGATTATGCTTTTCGTGACGGTAGTTTTGTAAATATTCAGATTTCTCCGAGAGTTACCACTATTAGTGCAGGTCTTTTCTATCAATGTTCCTGTACGAAGTATTATGATTTTACACATTATGCAGCAGTTCCAACATTGGCCGATACAAATGCATTTAATGGAATACCTTCAGATTGTACGATTAAAGTAAGGGCATCATTATTAAATTCTTGGAAAACAGCAACAAACTGGTCTTACTATGCAAAGTATATAGTAGGAGTATAATATATTAGGAGTAATAAAATGACACCACAAGAAAGATTAATACAAACACTAGAAGCAGAAATAGGCTATTTAGAAAAAGCATCTAATTCTCAACTTGATAGTAAAACAGCTAATGCCGGTTCTGGAAATTATACTAAATATGCAAGAGATTTAGATGCAATTCCTGGATTTTATAATTATCCAAAACAGGGACAGGCATGGTGTGATATTTTCCATGATTGGTGTATGGTACAAACTTTTGGAGTAGAACTTGCAAAAAAAATGATGTATCATAATCAATATGGAGCAGGATGTATAGAAAGTGCAAACGCCTATAAAGTAGCTGGAGCACTATACAGTAAGCCACAAATTGGAGATCAGGCATTTTTTGGTACCACAAAAATTATACATACGGGTACGGTTGTTGCAATAAACAATGGAATTGTATACACCATTGAGGGTAATACAAATGATAAAAAGGGTGTTATTCCAAATGGTGGTATGGTGTGTAAAAAAGAGCACAGCTACTATGACACAACTATAAAATATGGCAGACCAAATTTTAGTTTAGCGGAGGATATTATGACACAAGAAGAATTTAATATGATGGCAGATAATTGGATAAAATCAATACAATCATTAGGAGCAAGTGACTATGCAAAAGAAGCAAGTAAAAAAGCAATTGTGGCCGGCATATTTGCTGATGGTGACAAAGATGGACTTATTGATTATCCACAAGCACCACTTAAAAGACAAGAACTTGCGGTTGTTCTTAATCGTATAGGATTATTAGATGAAAAAAAATAATAAAGACTTTTCAAAAAAAATAATTGAGGATTTAAGACCCCTGTTATGGATAATAACAATAGCTGGTTTAATATTAGCATTTTACTGTGTTTATAAAGATTATATTGGCTCACTTGGTTGGGTGGCAACAATGGTATCAAGTGCTTGGATATCATATAATACTGTTCAAGCAGTTTATCTTAATATGGCTAAATCAGATCATAGCGTTGGCGGCATAACTTTTGAAACAGCAAAAGCAAATAATTTTACAATGCAAGAAACAAATAATTATGGAGACGAAATATAATGACTACAAGAACAATTTTACAAAAACTTAAATCTACAAAACTTTGGTGCGCGATTGCAGGAATTACAACAGGTATTGCCATTGCATTAGGAGCTGACACAAATACAATTCAAATTATCACTGGTGCAGTAACAGCTCTTGTATCAGTTATGACCTATATTATTACAGAGGGTAAAATTGATGCCACATCTATTGGAAAGACAGTACAAAAAGTTGAAGATGCAGTAGACGCAATAACAACTGATACAAACACAATAACTAATACCAGTACAATAGCTGATACAGTTGGAGAAACAAGTATTAAATGAAAATGGGTCAAATAAAATAAAATGAATGGGCCGTGCCTAATGTGCATTGGCTCATTTTTATATAAAATGTACAAAAATAAAATAATTTTTGTGTATTTTTTTATCTTGAAAATTTTATCTATTTGTGATAAAATACCAACAGAAGAAGAAATAAGGTGATTATATAAACATCAATATAGGAAAATCAATCGTTTTAAAGAAATATGAAAACTCAGCCTTTGTATCATTTAATTATGATAAAGACCTTGTAAAACTTATGCAATGTCTCCCAGCGCGATATTATGATTATAAAACAAAGATTTGGGAATGTAGACTAGACGATGTGCCATATATACTTTCAGAAGCCACCAGAATGGGTCACACTGTATTTTATAATGGTAAAGAGTATAGTTTCACCCCCAAAGATAAAAATGCCTTAGAAGTCATTACAACGTGTCTAAAAACAAAACCATATCAACATCAAGTTGAAAGTCTGGAATATAGCATAGACCATAAAAAATTCTTATTAGCTGATGAACAAGGATTAGGTAAATCATTATCTTCTCTTGAGATTGCTTTATACAATAAAAAACAATGTGGTTATAAGCATTGTTTAATCATTTGTGGTGTTAATGGATTAAAGTATAACTGGTTTAATGAAGTAAAGCAACACACAACAGAAACCGCACACATACTCGGACAAAGAAAAACTAAAAATGGTTTAACCATAGGTTCAAACAAAGATAAATTAGATGATTTACTCAACTTAGACAATTTACCATACTTTATTATAACAAATATTGAATCACTACGTTATAAGATAAAGACAGGTAACATTAAAAAGGTTCATGGCAAAAATGTTGAAGAAGTTGAGTATCCAATTATTAATGCTTTAAATGATAAAAGTGACAGCATTAATATGATAATTGCAGATGAGTGTCATAAAATGAAAAATCCAGAAAGTGAACAAGGTAAACAATTCTTAAATCTTTCTGCTGATTCTATGATTGCTATGACAGGTACACCAATTATGAACAATCCACTTGACCTCTTTATCATACTAAAGTGGCTCGGCTATGAAGAACACTCATTCTTCCAATTTAAAGTACATTACTGTCGTATGGGTGGTTTTGGTGGATATGAAGTGGTTGGCTATAAAAATCTTGAACAATTACAAATTATACTTGATAGGATGATGTTACGCAGATTAAAGTCTGATGTTCTTGATTTGCCAGAAAAAATTTACATGACTGAATATGTTGAAATGTCAACAAAGCAAGAAAAAATCTATGACGAAATCAAAGATGATTTACTTTGTAATATTGATAAAATCAAAATTAATCCAAGTCCATTATCTGAATTAATAAGACTAAGGCAAGCTACTGGCTATACAGGAATATTGAGTAGCACAGTAAAAGAAAGTGCAAAACTTGATAGACTTGTTGAGTTAGTAGATGATATTGTGCAAAATGACCAAAAAGTATTAATATTTAGTAACTGGACTTCAATGACAGACATAATAGCTGAACGGTTAGATAAGTACAAACCTGACCAGATTACTGGAAAGGTTTCTGACCAACTTAGGGATGTGGGGGTAAGGAGATTTCAGCACTCACCGTGTTCAAAAGTATTAATAGGAACAATAGGTGCTATGGGTACTGGATTAACTCTTACAGCGGCAACAAATGTCATTTTTTTTGACCACCCGTGGACAGCGGCAATGTATGACCAAGCAGTAGATAGGTGTCATAGAATAGGAACAAAACACTCTGTTAATGTTTATAATCTAATAACAAAAGATACAATAGATGAAAGAATCTTTACATTACTTGAACAAAAAAGACAGTTATCAGATGCTATTATAGATAATAAAGTAAATGGCGACACAATAAAATATCTGTTATCATAAGGAGGATAATATGAACAAACTAGAACAACTAATAGTGAGCTTTTCAGAAAAAAAGTCAATGCTAGACAAGCTCGACAAAGAATCAAAAGAACTAAACTCAGAGATTAAAAATCAATTTTCAGAACAAGGAATTGATACCTATGAGTTTAGTGGTTATTCAGCGCACACTATTTCAGTGGATAATAACAAACTCAACGAATCTCAGCTAATCAACAGCTTGAAAAAGCTCGTTGAGGATGGTACAATATCAAAGCAGAAGTATAACAAGATTGTCAAGACCAGAGAATATGTTGACAATGAAGCATTGGAAGACGCAATCTACAACAGTCTTGTATCAAATGATGTTGTCGCGGCGTGTGTTGAACACAAAGCACCAACAATAAAACTTTTTGTTAAGAGGGCATAATTATGGGAACTACTACAACAATTAAAGCAAGCGCAAGAATCTCCACAAAAATTGGTGATAACTTTTATACATTTGAGTACACCGAAGAAAGGTCAGTTGCGCCAGATTGTGATTTAAAAGCTGAAAGGGCAGCACTATTTGACGATTGTTATAATGAGGTATACCAACAAATCAATGATACTATTAATAATAGCTAAAAAATAAATAATATTTTGTTCAATTTTGCACTTGCATTATTTAGACAGATGTGGTAATATTTACACATAGAACAGATTAATACAAAATGTGTCCTTATCGAAGTCATTATAGAGGACTACTGCTCGGCTGTGTTAATCTGTTCTGATATAGAGACATGGTGTAATTGGTAACACACTGGACTTTGACTCCAGGGTTGTAGGTTCAAGTCCTGTTGTCTCTGCCAGAAATACTAATTTTCATAACCATATGGATGGTGCAGTATATAGCGGGGTAGAGCAGTCTGGTAGCTTAATTGGTTCATGCCCAAAAGGCCGTGGGTTCAAATCCCACCCCCGCTACCATCAGCGTTTTTAAAATTGTAATGGAAACCTTGGCATACATATTTTATGTACGCAAGATAGTGGGCAAGGTTGGTTACATTTGAGGTTAATGTAACATAAATGTGGGCGAGTGCTGGAATAGGAATACAGAGCGGTCTTAAAAACCGCTGCCGAGAGGATTGGGGGTTCAATTCCCCTCTTGCCCACCACTTGGAAGCCAGAGCATAGTAATGTGCAAGATTGTGGGTCTGGTTGTCGTAGTATGAGGTTAGCTACGAGTAATTTATATGTGGTCTGTTAGACTAATAGGAATAGGTCGCGGCCCCCTCAAGGCCGTAATAGATGTTCGAGCCATCTACAGATCACCAAAATTAAAATTAGGAAAGTATTATGAATAGTAAAGAACATCTTTATATTTCATTATCTAAATCTGTAATACGCATAATTGCATGTATTGATTCTATTGTAAAAAAGAATATGTTGCCAATGGTATTTGGTTTTCTTATAGCTGAAACACTTGGTATTACAGAGGAATTAGTAGATAAGCGAGTGTAACTCAGTTGGTAGTAGTAACCGCCTTTTAAGCGGTAAGTCGTGGGTTCAAGTCCCACCATTCGCACCAAAATTATATCATTTTAATATTGACAAATATATATTTTGTGATATAATTATATTATAGTTAACCAGTATGACGGCGCTGGTTGCAATTAAATATTGGTTAACTCAGCACTCTAATAAGTTACCGTCATAGCTTATTAGAGTGTTTTACTATCTTAAAAATGAGGAAGAAACACATGAATAGAGACTTTAAAGGTGTATGGATACCAGCAAATATTTGGCTAAATGAAAGATTAAGTGCTATAGATAAGGTCTTGTTGGCTGAAATAGATAGTCTGTCATCCACAGAAGATGGTTGTTATGCTAGTAATGGATATTTTGCAAAATTCTGTGGCTGTAGTGTGCCTACTATAACAAGGTCTATAAAAAAATTAATAGATTTGGGACTAATACAAGTAGTTGAGTTTGATGGAAGACACAGAAGATTGACTTGTGTTAACAATTTGTTCATACTGCCTAATCAAAATGATGAGGCTCCCTCATCAAAAAGATTAGCTATTAATATAGATAATAAATATAAAGAGGAAACTAAAGAGATATCTAAAGATATCTCTGCTGACGCAGAATTGATATCTAAAAAGAAAAATCTATATGAACTCTGTATAGATAGTATTAATGAATTGTTCAGTGATGATGAAATAAAAGAAGCATTACGTGATTATCTGTCTGTTAGAATTACTCTAGGAAAAATGTCAGCAAAGAGTTTCAGAACAATTATTCTAGCACTAAATGATTTAGCAGATACCAAAGAAGAAGCCTTGCAGATTATCTATACAGCTACAGTGAGAGGTTATATGTGCTTTTACAAAGATACTGGCAAGCAAGAACATTATAAAAAATCAGTTGTTATGGGTAATGATGATGGTATACTAATTAATAGGAGGAAAACATAATGAAGAAGTACATGTACAATGTGTATTTCGAGGGTACAAAAGGACCTGTACAGTTGTTAGGTTCAGTCAGAACAAAAGAGTTTGGGTTGGCTATCATAGATGAATTTCTTAGAGAGAAGAAATATCATTCATATTATAAGCGATTATGGAATGATAAAATGTATGATGGTCGAAAATGGACAGATGCTACAAAGATTGATGTAGGAAGTCATTGCGAGTTTTTCTACATAAAGCCTCCAGTTGAAATCGGCTCAGGAGAACAAATATGAAATGTTTTTATTCCGATGATTGTAAATTAGAGGATACAAGTGAATGTGGTACACAATGTATTCGTTACTCAGAAATTAGTTTTCTACTAAAGACAAGTAAGATACCAGAAAAGAAGTGTGCATTCAAAAATCTTGAATTAATTAATCGGGATAAAGAAGCATATAAACTGCTTGATGAAATAATCAATGATATGAAAAATTTTGTAAATAATGGAGAAAATCTTATTATTTATTCAATGAATTCAGGCAATGGTAAAACAGAGTGGGCAATACAGTTAATGCTTTCATACTTTGATGATATATGGGCCGGCAATGGTTTTAGAAAACGCGGTTACTTTATCCACGTACCGACATTCTTACTTCAATGGAAAGAGTTTAAAGATGATGAATCATTTAAGGAATTGAAAGACACAATAAATACTATTGACCTTTTAATATTAGATGATTTTGGTATAGGAAAAATAACTGAGTTTGATTTGAATGTATTAGGTTCGATAATTAGTCAGCGTATGTTAAATGAAAAGTCTACAATCATAACTACTAATTATAATAAATCAGCACTTCAAGAAATTGTGGGAATGTCTATTGTAAACAAGATATGGAATAATTCGTCTGTAGTTAATTTTGTATCAGATGGTTATAGGAGCGGTAGATAATGGTTCAACTTCAATGTCTTAATCGAATACTTGCATCAAAGGATTTATCAATCATTTTTAATAATGCTCTTGATGAATCGTACTTCACTCCATATGAAAATGAATACAGATATATCATCGAGCATTTTAAACAGTATAAAGTTGTGCCAGATAAAGAAACATTCATTGAAAAATTTCCTGAATTTGATTTGATTGATGTAGCTGAAAGTGATAAATATTTGGTAGATGCACTTTTAGAAGAAAAGATGTATCGTGATGCCGTGCCTGTTGTACAGAAAACGGCAGAAATACTTAAAACAAATGCTAATGACGCTGTACATTATCTTATGGCAAATGCAGAAATACTCAATCAGAAAATCGGTGTTTCATGTGTTGATATTATAAAAGACGCGCAGAAACGATTAGATTCATGGAATGATAAGAAGAACGGTAAGTCTGATGATTATTATATAACAACAGGTTTTAGAGAACTTGATGATTTGTTGCATGGTTGGTCACGCGGAGAAGAATTGGTTGTATTTTTTGCAAGAACAAATCAGGGTAAATCATGGATATTAGCAAAGACACTTTCACATGCATGGCAGATAGGATTTAATGTGGGTTTTGTTTCACCAGAAATGTCTGCTGATAAAATTGGTTATCGTGCTGATACATTGATGGAACATTTTGATAATCAAGCATTAAATTGGGGAAAAGATGTTTCTGGCTATGAAGATTATATAAGCGGTCTGAAAGCTAAAGAAAACAGATTCATTGTTGCCACCACACAAGATTTCGGCAATGCCATGACAATAAGCAAGCTACGTTCTTTTATACAGGCAAATAATCTTGATATTATTGGCATAGATGGCATATCATATATGCTAGACGAGCGCAGAACACGCACAGATAACACACAGGCACAATTAACACATATCTCAGAAGATTTGTATGCACTCTCAATGGAATTGAAGATACCAATACTTGCAGTTGTACAAGCTAACCGTGATGGAGTAAAACTCAATGGTGGTGACTTACAGCTAGAGAACATTCGTGATGCGGATGGTATTGCATACAATGCTTCAAAGATAATCTCAATCAGGCAAAAGGTTGACGAGGAAACAATAGAGTTTACAATCAAAAAGAGCAGAGATAGTAAAGTTGGGGATAAGATAATCTATAAGTGGATACCGAACATTGGTGACTTCACTTATATTCCATCAGATGATGATTGTGCATCAACAGAACGTAGAGAGGAAAGAACGGCTGAGATAACAAAAGACCTACAGCCGACAAGAAAGAAAGGAGTCGTATTTTGATGCGGCCTACAAAAATTGATTACTATTTATCTATTGCAGAAGCAGTATCAAAGCGTTCAACGTGTCTACGTCGCCAGTATGGGGCTGTAATCGTCAAGAACGACAGAATTGTGTCGTGCGGGTATAATGGCTCACCTACAGGTGAAATTAACTGTTGTGACATTGGGGTGTGTCAGCGGGCATTAGATGGTGCAACACACAATGATGGTAACTATGGTAACTGTCATTCAGTACACGCAGAGCAGAATGCAATGCTTATGGCATCAAAAGAAGAAATGGATGGTGCTGTTCTTTATCTTGTTGGTTTTGAAAATGGTGAACAGCTTAAACCAGAAGATGTTTCCCCTTGTCCCATTTGTCAGAGAATGATTAATAACTCTGGAATCATTGAGGTAGTTACATGATTGAGTTAAATGGTATTGTTTATAATACAACAGTACAAGATATCTTACTTGAAATGAGATATCAACTTCATCTTAATGGTAGCTCATATTATCCACAATTCAATGATACCGAAAAAAATATTATGATTACTTGTCCAGCACATAAAGATGGTAAGGAAAGAAAACCATCTTGTGGAGTACATAAAAAAACAGGTGTTGTACATTGTTTCAGGTGTGGATATGCAGTAACATTACCTGAGTTAATCAGTGATGTTTTTGGTAAACATGATTATGGTATGTTTGGTACAGAATGGATAAAGAAAAACTTTGGTACTGTTTCTATAGAGGAAAGAGAGAATATAGATATTGATTTATCAAGAGAAACTCTTTCCAATAAGCAATGTTCATATATTCCAGATATTGTACTTGACCAATATAGATATACACATCCATATTTATATCATCGTAAAATGACAGATAGAATAATTGATTGGTTTGATTTGGGATATGACAAAGAGACTGATTGTATTACATTTCCAGTACGAGACATTAGTGGTAATTGTCTTTTTGTAGCTAGGCGTTCAATAAAAGGTAAATATTTTAATTATCCATCTGGAGCGCATAAGCCGCTATATGGAGTATATGAGCTTTATCAACATAGTAATATGTTTAATGAAAAAACTGTGTGGGTAACTGAAAGTATGTTTAATTGTCTTACATTATGGACATATAATATTCCGGCGGTTGCCTTGAATGGTACGGGTTCATATGAACAACTTTATGAATTATCTAAATTGCCGTGTAGAAATATTGTATTGGCTCTTGATCCTGATACTGCTGGTAAACTTGGTACAATAAAGATAGGCACATTTTTAAAAAATACAAAAATTGTATATAAATTAATATACAGTGAAAATGATACAAGAGATATAAATGATTTATCAGAAAACGAGTTTTTTAATCTACATACAGAGTTTGTATAAATTAACTAAAAAAGTAAATTATTTTTAGTTATTATGTCAATATACAATTGTTATTAAATATGATATAATAAATATACCCAAAAGAGATAAAATACTATAAAAAGGAGTAAAAAATTATGGGTAATTGTGGAATCAACGATGTTGACAACTATGCAAATGGTGGCAGTAATTTTTTCAAACTTGAGGATGAAGGAGATACAGCAACAATCAGATTCATGTATAATTCAGTTGAGGATGTACAATTCTCGGTGGTACATGAAATTGATGTTGGTGACAAGAAACGTGTTGTGAATTGTCTCAGGTCATATGATGAATCTGTTGATAATTGTCCTCTGTGTCGCGCAGGTTTAAAACAACAAGTTAAATTATACATACCTGTGTATAATGAAAAAGATGGAGAAGCTCAGATTTGGCAACGCGGAAAGAAATTTGCAGGTCAGCTTAGTGGTCTTTGTGGTCGGTATAATCCTCTTGTGAGTATGCCAATTGAAGTTGAACGTCACGGACGTAAGGGTGATATGGGTACTACATATACATTTTATCCAACAACAGCAGATTCAACAACACTTGAAGATTTGCCAGATATTCCTCAGGCGCTTGGCACTGTTATTATGGATAAGACCTTTGATGAACTTGTTGAATATGTTAGCACAGGTAGGTTTAGTACAGAAACACCAAAGCCTGTTGATCGTTCAGCACGTAATCCAGAAACAGATCGACCAGTAACAGTTGCACGTAGGCAACCGCCACAACGAAAGTTTTAATATGGGGTAGAAAATGACAGGACTTTTTGATTTACCAATAAAAAATAATATTATTGCAGATAAAGCAGTTATTTCAAAAGCCAGTAAAGCAAGAAGTCCTGTAGTTTCTATCAAAGGCACTAAAAACTTAGCGCAGAAGATTGCCACAATGAAAGACAATATTGAAAAGTATCTTGGAGACAAGAGAAATTTATATTTATGTATTACAGACGAAGCTCAGTTAATTTCATATATAGATGATTGTATAGCGAATAATATTGTGGCAATCGACACAGAGACTACTGGACTTGACCCACTATCATGTGATATAGTTGGGTTCAGTTTATTTACTCCGGGTAACAAGGCTTGTTATATTCCAATTAATCATAAATCATATATAACCGGATTAATAACAGATCATCAATTATCTGTTAAAATTGTCAGAGAACAATTACAGAGACTTATTGATAACAATGTAAAAACCGTTTGGTTTAATGCAAAGTTTGATGTAAGAGTATTAAAAAATACGGTGGGTGTAATATTTATTCCTTATTTTGATACATATATAGCAAGCCGATTGTTAAATGAAAATGAGCCTGTTGGCGATAGAGGATTAAAAGCACTACACAAGAAATATGTTCTTGGCGGTGAGCAAGATGCATTTTCTTATGGAGAACTTTTTGAAGATATACAATTTGATTTGGTGCCGATAGATACTGGTTATCTGTACGCAGCTAGGGATGCACAAATAACCTATGAATTTTATGAATTTCAACTTCCTTATCTTACTATTGGAACAGAAGAATGTATAGAGCAAGAACTTGAAGGAGTATCTAATGTTTTCTGGAACATAGAAATGCCAATAGTAAATGCCGTTGCAGATATGGAAGACCTAGGTGTTAAATTTGATTTTACAGTGCAACAACAGTTATCAGAAAGATACCATATATTGCAAAATGATGCAGAACATAAATTCTATTCAATACTAAATGATTATACAGATAATGAATATTCTATATCAAGTCCGCAACAATTAGTAAAGTTATTTTATGATGAATTGAAATTGCTAAAGCCACAGGTTGATAGATTTACAGGAAAGGTAAAACGACCAGTTGACGAAGAAACTCTTTCAGCAATAGATCATCCACTTGCAATAGCAATACTTGAATATAGAGGATATGCAAAATTAATTTCTACTTATATTGATAAAATGGCAGAGTGTGCAAGACGTGATGGTAGGGTACACGGAGAATTTAATCAATTAGGTACAGATACAGGAAGATTTTCAAGTAGTAATCCAAATCTTCAAAATATTCCTAGTAAGAATGCAGAAATAAGAACAATGTTTACCGCGTCAGATGGATATATAATGCTTTCATCAGACTATTCAGCGCAGGAACCCAGACTTACAGCTTGTATGTCTGGTGATGAAAGAATGATATATGAGTATAATAATGGTATTGACCCATATGTTTCAATAGCTTCTATTGCTTATGATGTGCCATATGATGAATGTAAAGAGTTTCATGCAGATGGTACGGTGAACAAAGAGGGTAAAAAAAGAAGAAAAGCCGCAAAGAAAGTTATGTTAGGCATTACATATGGCGCAGGGATAGCAACTGTTGCAGAAGGTTTGGGAGTACCAGAAGAAAAGGCTAAGGAGATAAACAAACGAGTTTTTGATGCTTATACAAGATTACTTCCATTTAAAGAAGAATCTGAAAATATGGCATATACAAAAGGTTATGTAACTACTTTTTGGGGAAGAAAAAGAAGATTACCAGATTTTAGTTTACCTATGTATGAGTTTTACTATTCCAAAACAAATGAACCTGTTTCACAAGAGGTTGCAAGTAAATATATCAAAATGATAAATCATTGTAGCGGTTATAAGAAGCCAGTATTCCAGAAAATAAATCTTGATGGAGTATATGTGATAGACAATACAAAAAAAATATCACAGGCTGAAAGACAGTGTGTTAATTCTCGCATACAGGGTAGTGCTGCTGATCAGACAAAAATAGCCATGCGATTGATTGTAAATAATAAAAGATTAAATGAGTTAGGATTTAGATTATTATTGCAAGTACATGATGAATTAATTGGTGAGTGTCCAGAAGAAAGTGTTGAAGAATGTTCAAGGTTGTTTTCTGATTGTATGGTAGAAGCAGCTAAGGATTTACCAATCAAGACAGTGTGTGACGTAGAAGCAATGAGGTCATGGAGTATGTAAGTGGATAAAGAAATACTTTTACAAATAATTGATACATATTTGAAAGACTTGTCACTTCAAGAGTTTGCCGAATTGTTTATTAATGTTCCTACAGCAGTTGATGAATTTAATAAATTGTGTAATGGTGAGCGGTGTGGAAATAGAATATCACTTTTGTTTAACCCACATAGATTAGACACAAAAGGCGTACAGAACAACTTTGGTCATACTCTTTATAGTGGTTTGAGTGACGAGCATTACAGAGAAGGATTGGCAAGAATATGGGCGCATAAGTATACACAGGCAAAGGATGATACATTTTATTGGGCAACACAACGTGGGTACAATGGAATACCAGCAATAGCAGAGTTTCCACCATATGTGGCACGAAAGATATATCTAAAGTATAATGAATCAAATATCGAACATATGAAAATACTAGACCCGTGTTGCGGCTGGGGTGGTAGAATGATAGGTTGTGCCACGATACCTAATTCGACATACATAGGCTGTGAGCCGTCTACAAGAACATATGACGGTCTTTGCAGATTAGGTGATTGGTTACACATGCTTCAACCGACATTTAACTTTGAAGTGAAATGTACTCCATATGAAGATGCAGATATTAGTGGAGAGTTTGATATGGCATTGACTTCACCACCATATTATGACACAGAAGATTATTCTGATGAAGAAACAAATAGTCTTAATAGGTATCATACATATGATGATTGGGTAAAAGGATTTTATGAGCCTTTTATATTAAAAACAATATCATTGATAAATGGTGCTTTTATCTTAAATGTTGGAGAAAGAAAGTATCCTTTGGCCAAAACAATGTATTCTATTTGTTCTGATAGATTTAATGTCGAAGAAGTCGAGAGCTATCTTGTTGGTCGTGGTGAAGGAAGAGAAAAGTTTTATTGTATAACACAAAAAGATGTTATGATACCTAAAACTATTTCTCTGTTTTAGAAAGGAATAACATGGTAACAATACAAACAGCAACACTAAAGTCCGTACTCAGTAAGGTTGTAAAAGAATCTGTGATAAATGGATTTGTACCTATTACTGAAATGTGTAAGATATCTCAAAAAAATAAAGATTTTTTGGCTATTTCTACAACAAATGCAACAAGTGTATTTACAATGTGTTGTGCAGTAGATGAACCAAATGACACAGATTTTTCAATCGTGGTTGATATAGATGTATTGCAGAAACTTGTATATAAGCTCGATTGTGAAATATTAAAATTTAAGTGTACAGACGAAAGTTTAGTCATTATTAGTGATACTGGAAAATATACAATCCCAGCAAGAACAGATAGTGGAAATAAGATTGATATGCCTGATATCATACAGAGCAATAAAAAAATTGACCATGAGGAAATATATGCCGACATGGTAAGAGATATAGCAAAACTTCATAGAGCGTCATTGCCTACAAATCAAAAGGTTATGCCCACACTATTTGGGTATTATTTCAGTAAGGATTTTAATGTTTCAACAAATTCTATTTCAATTTGTTTAAGTAACATAGCAACATTTTCTCATAGTGCGACAATGTTTAGTCCGGAGACACTTGATATGTTAAGTCAGTTTGATGATGTTATCAATGCTGATAAATATGAAAACGGTGTTTGGTCTTTTTATGATGATATAATGCGCTTTGATTGTGCTGAAATGGTGGATGAAATCTCTGAATATCCAATAGGAGCAATACAAAATCTTTACAAGACTAACTGTGATGGTCTAAATTACATAGAAGTTGATAGGACTGATTTGATTAATGTTATTGATAGAATGAATTTGTTTGTTGGTGTCTATGACAGTGGCGGTGTTGATGTTAAAATTGAGGACGGTCATATTGAGTTTACTACAGTAAATTCGTGCGCAAATGAAAAGATGTTTATTTCAGCAAAGACACCAGATACACAGTTTAGAATCAATGTAAATCTGTTAAAAGCACAGCTTAAATCAATGACAAATGATTCAATCTCATTGGGTATTGGAAATAATAAATTCATTGTTCTTAAAGATGATTTAACAACGAGAATTGTGGCATTACAGGAGGTTTAATGTAATGAATGAAAAGATTTTTAATGTGATGAAGGAAAAAATTAATTGGGTTGATGTGTGTGATGCATCATTTGGTTTTGTGGACAAATATACTAAAGAAACTCCTACAGATAAGCCAAGAATTCCTCAAGATTGTCCTACTAAGGAAGTAAAGGTTATCAAATCATATACTATTCCAGAACCAAAACGAGTTATTTTTAATGATAGTGCAACAATCGTTATTTGGAAAGATAATACAAAGACTGTTGTACACTGTGATGAATGTGATTTTTGGGATGAAGAAAAAGGTCTTTCAATGGCTATTTGTAAGCGTGTGTTTGATAACAAAGGTAATTATAATAACATTCTCAAAAAGTTACTCAGTGAAGCACAGAGAAATTGAGGTAGCATAAATGATGTATGTGCATCCTAGAAAACTCGCAAGGTCAGTAGCACATAATCAATTCAAGTTACTTGGATTTGATAATGTGGATAAGAAATTTCCTTTCCGTGGCGGTATTGCTCCAAGTTATTTTTCAACACATTGGTATAAGCAGATTAGAGATTATACAATAGTGTGGGATATGAAAAATAAATGTCCGGAGGTAGTAAAAAAATGTCGAGTAAGTCTTTAAAAAATATTATCCGACTGGTAGAGGGTGCATCTAACTCCCTACCAGTCGAGCAATCATTCGTTAATGATTTATCATACACAATTGAATGTATTGATAAAAAGAATAAAAGGATTCCTAGTAAAACATTTAAACCGTCAAGTATTGGTTCATGTAAAAGAAACATTTATTTTCAATTAACCGGTGCAAAACAAGATGAAGGACGAAGTTCATATACTTTAATTGGTATATGTGAAAGTGGAACAGATAGGCATATAAGATTACAAGAAGCTATTTGCTCCATGAAAGATTTTGGTATAGATTGTGAATTTATAGATATAGCTGATTTTGTAAAATATAGGAATCTTACAGACATAGAGATAATAGAAAAGTCCGGTATAGAAACTAAGTGTTATAATAAGCGATATAATATTTCATTTCTTACAGACGGCATTATCAGATATTGTGGTAAGTATTATATACTTGAAATTAAAACAGAAATGGCTCATAAATATTATGAACACAAGAATGTTAGACCAGAACATATTCCTCAGGGTGTGACATATTATCTTTCATTTGGTATTCCAGATGTTTTGTATCTTTATGAAAATAGAGATTCACTTGATAAGAAAGCATTTCATTTTGTGGCGACAGAAGAAGCCGCAAATGATATTATTAGTGTGATTAATGAAGTGTCAAACGATGTTAAAAATGATATTATTCCAGATAAGGAAGAAAATAAACATAAGTGTGCCTATTGTAAATATACGGAGGTTTGTGGTGGACTATAATGAAAAATGGTAATATGGGAATTGATCCTGGATTAAAAGGTGGAATAGCGATCATATTTGATGATTGTTTGATTGTTCGTCCATATTCTGAGAAAGATTTAATTGATCTCTGTTATGCCTATTGTACAGAGGATTATAATATGGTGTGTGCTCTTGAACAGGTTCATGCAATGCCTGGACAGGGCGTAACATCAATGTTCAATTTTGGTAAAAATTTTGGATATATAAAAGGTGTGCTTGAAACATGCGGTATACCATATCAGGAAATACCGCCAATAGTTTGGAAAAGACACTTTTCACTTGGTAGTGATAAGTTACAATCCATAGAAGTTGCACACAGATTATTTCCTGACACATCATTTTATCCAACATCACAGTGTAAAAAAGAAAGTGATGGTATGGCAGAGGCATTATTGATTGCAGAATATGGCAGGAGAAAATTTAAATGAAAGAATTTTTTGGTAGTTTACTTATAGTAATAATTTCCGGAATAGTAACATTTTTAAATACAGCACTTTTCTTTTTTATGACAGCGTGTTGTTTTGATTTTACATTTTCATGGAAATATGCTTTAGGTATTTGGATAATTATTATATTTATTTGTGCTTTAGCAAAAGGAATAAAAAATGTCTAATCTTAAATTAGGAGATTTTACTCCATCAATAAAAAAAGTATTAGAAAATACAGAATTGCTTGACGAAATTGTTCGTAATATTGTTGATGATAAATGTAGACAACTTGATGATTATATGATGCAAATAGATAAGATGTTAATGGAAGATAATGAGATTCCAACATCAGTTCTTGAAACAATGTTAATGAATATCAATTCAATACTGTATTGGGTGGGCAATGGTCTTGAATTGATAACGCTACAAGAGAGCGTTGCAAAAATGATTCGTGAAGAATCATTCAATAATGCCTATAACGATTCTAGCGGCACTATGGGCGATAAGAAAGCAAAAGCCGCACTACTGTGTCAGAATGATGATGTGTTAAAAACGTGTTATACAACAGCGTTGAAGTTTTATCAATATAAAGTTGATCGTGCGAGTGAAATGGCAAGCGCCTTAAAAAAAATATTAACGCGCCGAACATCAGAACAAGAATTATCAAGGACGGTAATAAGATGATAGTATTAAGTGATGGTCAGTTTTGTTTAAATGAATTTAGACCAACTCCTATGTCAGAAAAAGAGTACATTTTTTCTGACATGAAATTATTATTTACTGATAGACAAGTTTATAATTATTGTAAGTTATCTGCATATATGTATAGAAGTTTATTTGCATCCACAAACGATTTAATATACTTAAATACGGCAAAATGGTTTGATGATAGAGTGGATGAATATGAGAAGGGTATAAGATATGGAGACATAAATGCAGACAATTGAAATGAAATTTATTGGAAATGATTTAATGTCGGTTATGACAAATTTAGATACTTGGGTAGATGCCAATAATTATAGAGTTGATTCATTTAGTATGAATAATGTTGATGGAAAATATATCGTAAAGGTTAAGGTTGAAAACATAAAATGAGTCTTAATTCTGTATGTATGGAAGCTAACAAAAATTGGAAATCCGAGATAGTTCAGTTTGGTGTCAAAACATATGATGTTGATGTTATTCCATTATCTTCTCCAAGAGCAAATTATTGTTTATATGGTGGAATACCAATTGGCAGGTTGATTGAGTTTTTTGGTGCGGAGGGTAGTGGTAAAACTGCCACAGCGTTAGATGTGTGTGCAAATGCGCAGAATATGTTTACCGATAAAAAGATTATTTTTGTTGATGCAGAAAATACATATGATCCAAAGTGGGCGGCTAAATTAGGAGTAAATTCAGATGAATTACTTATAATGAAACCAGAAACGCAAACAGCAGAAGAAATTTTTCAGTTTATACTTGATGCTATTGATACAGGAGAAGTTGGTCTAGTTGTAATTGATAGTTTGGGTGTAATGCTCTCAGAACAGGCATACGATAAGGATATCGGTGAAAGAACATACGGGGGTATTTCAATGCCCCTTACAACATTCAGCAAGAAAGCTGAATTACTGTGTCATAAATATGGTTGTACAATAATTGGTATAAATCAAATGCGCGATAATTTAAGTTCAGCATTTGGTGGAACAATTACTACAGGAGGTAAGGCTTGGAAACATAACACTAGTTTGAGGATAGAATTTAAGCGCGGAGATTTTTTTGATACAAATTATACAAAAGTAAATCAGACATATGAGAATCCTTTTGGTAATTATGTACAAATGTCCGTTATAAAGAGTAAGTGTTTTCCTAATGACAGAAAGACCGGTCAGTATACGTTATGTTATTATAATGGTATTGATTATCTAACTGATACCGTTGACCTTGCCATAAAGATAGGAATTATTATACAATCAGGTGCTTGGTTCAATATAATGAATCCTATAACAAAAGAACTGATAGTAAAATGTCAGGGGCGACCAAACGTAATAAAGTATCTAATTGAAAATGAGGATACATACAAGCTCATAAAAAATGAAATAGGAAAGTATATAACAGGGGGCAAATAACCCTCTGTTAGTATTTATATACAAATTTTTTATTGTGTTTTGTGTGTTTTGCCAATAGATTATTTAGTGGTTATGTGATATAATAATGTCATTATGATTGGTGGTGAAGTATTAATATGACAAATAATAAAGATTGTACAAAGTATTTAAGCGAGCGTCAAGAGCAATACATAGCTAGAGCGGTTGATGGTAGAAGAACGCCCATGAGTGGGGCCGGTAAATTTATTCTGGGAGATGTTTTAACAGCACGGTATCTTATAGAAGCAAAGACACAAATGCAAGAGAAGAAAACATTTACAATTAAGCGAGAGTGGTTAGATAAGGCACGAGAGGAAGCATTTGCAACACATAAAGATTCATATGCTTTAGCATTTAATTTTGGTGGTGAAGCCGAGCAGCAAAATAATTATTATGTTATTACAGAGGAAGATTTTAAAAGGTTGGTGAATATAGATTGATTTGTCCATATAATATTTGTTATATAGAACAGGTTACTCAATGTAACAGAGATTTTATAGAAGATACAGCGCTAGAAAATTTTACTCAACAAAAACTTATTGAGAGTAGAGTATTTATGGAATGTGGAAAAAAAGATTGTGCGGTGTTTTATAAAGCTGGTAGTGACGAGAAAGCAAGGTGTCATTATAATGGCTAAAATAATGATACGGGTTCCAAATAAAAAATATAAAACTATTTATGGGGCGCGTACAGAAAATGTGTGTGCCATGTGTTTTAGTAAAAATCATATGGGAGCACTAACTGTACAAAATATGAAACATCATAAATGTTTAAAAAAACAATGTGATGCTTTTGTAAAATTTGAAGATCATCCATATTGGGAACAAAGAAAAGATGCAAAATTAAGGGCTAAAGGAGTTTTATAATGTCTGGGCCAAAACATGAAAAATACAACATAGTTGAAAATGATGGCTTTATTGATATACCCGGCTACGTTGGTTTATATCAAATGAATACATCTGGAATTGTAAGAAGAATTCTTCAAAATGGTTCAGTAAGAAATTTAACTCCATATAAGAAAAATGGTAGTATTACAAGATCAACATATGTTTATAATTTAGTTGCAAAAGATGGCTCACGAAAACATTATACAATAGGTAGGCTTTATTGTTTACTTTATGGAATTAATGTACCAGAAGGAAAAAAATTGTATCAAAAGAGTAACAATAGAACAGATTTTTCACTTGAAAATTATGTTGTTGCAAACGCAAGTTATCCTAATGCAAATAAAAGTAAGTCCGGCAAAAAAATAGTAAAGGTAAATAAGGTAACAGATATTGTTGTAAAAACATATAATTCTGTTGAAAAAGCAGCAAGATATAATAATTGTTCACGAAAGACAATTAGAAATATTTGCAAAGGCAAACGGAAGAATTCTACTGTTTGTCCCGGATATGTGTTTATGTATGCAGATGATTATTATAAGGAGGTAGATTAGATTGCAATTAACTTTAAAATATCGTCCTACCACATTAGATGATGTTGTGGGGCAAACAGAAACAGTAAAAACGCTTTCGGCTGAATTAAAGAATGGTGAAGTATCACAGTGTATGTTATTCGTTGGCCCAGCTGGTACAGGTAAAACAACGATAGCGCGAATAGTAGCAAATGAGCTTGATGCAGAAATATTTGAGCTTGATGCCGCAAGTAATAATGGAATTGAGAATATTAGACAACTACAAGATGAAGCAATAAAGAAGTCCATAGTAAAGAAATGCAAGTGTTTTATAATGGATGAATGCCATTCATTAAGCACTCCTGCATGGCAAGCGTTGTTAAAAATAGTAGAGGAGCCGCCTGAGAATGTTTACTTTATTTTCTGCACGACAGAATCAAACAAAATACCTATTACAATACTTTCGCGTGTACAGAGATTTGAATTTCTTCCATTGGTAACTGAACAAATAGTACATAGACTGGATTATATAGCATATACTGAAAATTGTAGCACTAAGTTTGGCGAGTCATTGGATTATATTGCTTCAATTTCTCACGGCTGTATGAGACAGGCCATTAACTATTTTGATAAGTGCATTTCTGCAAACATATCTGACATTGAGGATGTAAAAGCATTGCTTGGTGTTGATTATGGTAAATATATTAGTGCATTTCTTGGTGCTTGTGATGATAATGACACGGCAGTAGGCGTAAAAGTAATAAAACAATTAAATGATAATGGAGCAAATCTTAAATTCTTTATTAGTAGTTGTTTCAGTGTAGCACTTAATGCCGCAGTAGATTCATTATCTAGTGGAGCAGAAGTATATCTTGACACACTTCAATTTATCCTTGAATTGAAAGAGCATCTTATGAATGAAAATATGCCATATGAATATATAGTAAGTAAAATATTACTGAGGTAATATATGGATTATGAGCAGTTATTGGAGAATATTGCTGAGAATATAAATGATATAAATTTTGGCAATATTCTCAAAATAAGAAAATACATTAAGATAAAAGATACAGATGATGGATTTGAGTTGTCACAATTTTTAATTGATTTTTCACATGTGTGTATGCATTTATCCTGTGAAGAAAAATCAAAAGTTTATGCTAAAATGATTCTTGCTACAATACAGGCATTAAACGATCTAAATGAGTCCGGGGCAAATAAAGCAATGATATTTGATATGTGGTTATTTGACATAGGGAGAATCTCAGATGAACAGTAATGTTTACATCTTGGTTGGCAATGATACTAATTTAATTGATAATACGATTAATAGTATCGTGTCAGGCACTAGAACGCGCTCAGAGAGCATTTCAGATGTTTTAGCTATAGTTAGTAGGCTGTACCAGAAATCGCTGTACGATGAACCTGTGACGTTTGTGATTCGATATGATTTAGCATTTGTGAAAGCATCAGAGAGTGATTGGAAAAAGATAGTAGAGAATAAGTCAGATAACATTCTTATATTCATTTATCAGACATTGGATAAACGAGGTAAGTTTTATAAGTTTTTCAGTACACATATAATTGAGTGTATGAAAGAAGAAGAAAATTTTACATATGCGTTTGTTGATAATTTCTGTTTACATAGATTGTCAAGTGTGATAGAATGTGCAGAACAAGTCAAAGATGAAGATGCTTTAGGTACATTTTCACTGTTGTACTCAAAGGTTAGGACAATTTTGCAAATACAAGATACTCCGAAGAATGTAAACATTATAGAAAATACTGGCTTAACCAATGGTGTTATTTTTTATAATAAGAAGTTTGTGGGAATATATGATACAAGTAGCTTAGTCAATATTCTTACTTGGATTGATGTACTGACGAGAAAAATAAAAGTTGGTGCATTGGAAGGAAAACAAGCATTACTTTTCCTAGTGGTAATGGTTTTCTAAGAAAGGAAAGTGACAAATGAGAAAAATCAATGTTGTAATTATGCTTGTGTGTTATTTAGTGGTTCTGTCTATAATAAATGTGTTTGGTGATATTCAAGTAAATGCGTGTGATACATGCATAGATGTGTCACAACAAATAGCAGAACAGCAAAACATATTAACTAATGCACACCAGATGGCTGACAGTGCAAGGGCATTGGGATTTAAAGAAGATAATGATATTATTATTACTGCTGGTCTAATTTGGAAAGATGCCAATGCAAAATTAAACGTGCTACAAGAAATATCCAAACAATCAAATTCAGATATCTATTACATATCAAAGACAATGCGGCGCGAAGCATATGGTAGTGTGAATGTAGAGCTTGCAAAAATAGGTTGGTGTGTTCTGAATAGAGTAGATAGGGGTTCGTCTATAAAGGATGTTGTAACGCAACCAAACCAATTCGCATATAGCGCGTATTCAGATGGAGATATGTATTATGATATTGCGTTAGACGTGTATATACGTTGGCAGTATGAAAAAGAAGGAATACAAAATGTTGGAAGAGTATTACCAGCAGATTATGTACAATTCCGTGGTGATGGAAAATTGAATCATTATTATAAGACATATAATGATGCACAGAAAAACATTAATGAATATACGAATTGGTTGGTGAGTCCTTATGAACAATGATATTTTGACTAAATCAATTAAGCATTTTGAGTCCCTACAAAAGCGTTATACTACAACGCACAATGATAAACAGTGTGAATATGTGAAAACAGCTCTTGAGTGTATGAAAGCATGTTTGATTTGTTTAAAATAAACAAAAATAAAATTAAACTTTGTGTATTTTACCACTTGTATTTATTAAAAATGTGTGTTATACTCTAGTTACAATATGAAGTGCAGAACACAGTTACTTCACAAAATTTGTCTTTTGTATAAAACTGACTGTATTCGATTTTTCTCATATTGCACCATATGCCGTAGTGTAGATAACAGTTACTTCAATGCTTATACTTGTAATGATTATTTATTAAATGTATCAAATTTATATTTTAGTTTATTCGACTGTTATCGTCTTTTCTCGGCAGCTAATTTGAATTAATCACCGGCAACGGTGTTTAGTTATCACTGGCGGACAGTGTAAAAAACAGTTACTTCGTCTGTTAAACGAAATGTTTTGGGTTCGACTCCTAACTGTGCATATGTACAGTAGCTCAATCGGTAGAGCATTTGCTAGCTGTTTTTGCTTATTCTTCCGTCACTATCAATTAACTGCCAATACTTAAATGTATTGGCAATATTATTTTAAAGGAGGAAAAAATCATGTCTAAGTTTAATAAGGAAAATTCAATGTCAACCACAAATAAATGTGGTTATGCCGCGTATAAGATGGAAGATAAACTTCGTCTTGTAACAATGGTACTCACTACTATGTTTAATGAACAAAAATATTATGGTGATAACAGCACAGAGTTAGTTAAGTTAGCAGAGACTATAGCACAGATTGATGCTCATTTCATTTCAAATCTTGCTGTGTATGCGCGTAGAGAAATGAATTTGCGCTCTGTGTCTCATGTGCTTACTTCTATTATAGCAAAGCACGGTAGAGCATTTACAGGGCGCACAGTCAGCGGTGTTGTGCTTCGTGCAGATGATATAACAGAGATTCTTGCTTGTTATCTTAATATGTATGGTAAGCCAATTCCAAATGCACTTAAAAAGGCATTGGCACACAGCATGGGTAATTTTGACGAATACCAATTTGCAAAGTATAGCGGCAATAACAAATCAATTAAATTTAAGGATGTTCTTAGACTTACACATCCTGTACCAAATACTTCAAAACAGGATGAATTATTTGGTAAAATTATCAATGATGCTCTTGAAACTCCATATACATGGGAAGTTGAACTTTCTGCTCGCGGTAATACAAAAGAAGTGTGGGAAGAACTTATTGATAGTGGAAAGGTTGGTTATATGGCACTACTGCGTAATTTGCGTAATATAATCAATGTACATCCAGATAATATTGATAAGGTTTATTCTATCCTTTCAGATCCCGAAAAAGTAAGGCGCTCAAGGCAACTTCCTTTTAGGTTTTATTCTGCATATCGCATTGTTAAGAATATGGGATGTTCTAATAAGGTGATTGATGTATTAGAGGACGCTGTTTCAGCAAGTTGTGATAATATTGAAAAGATTCATGGAAAAACACTTATTGCAATAGATGTTTCTGGAAGTATGAGTAACACAATTTCTGGTAATTCTGATGTTCGTTGTTGCGATATTGCTAGTATTATTGCCGCTATTGCAAATAAAATTTGTGATGAATCAATTATCTATACTTTTGATACAAGGCTTTTTCAAAAAACCTGTTCTTCACGCTCCGGAATACTTCAAAGCGCCGATTCATTTATCACATATGGTGGAGGAACAGATATTTCTCTTCCATTTAAGCAAATACTTAATAACAATATCAATGTTGATCGAGTTATTTTGCTTTCAGATAATGAGATAAATAGCGGTAGGTATGGAGGATATAAACATATTTGCCAATCAATTGTTAATCAGTATAGAGAACGAGTAAATCCAAATCTTTGGGTACACGCTATTGATATGCAGGGATATGGCACACAACAATTTATTGGAGATAAGACAAATATAATTGCCGGATGGAATGAAAAGGTTCTCCAATTTATTAATATGTCAGAACGTGGATTTGATACAATGCTTAGTGCGATTGAATCCTATGACCAATAATATATGGCGTACAGTAGAGATATTGTACGCCAGATTTAAGGAGAAGAATATGCAATACAGTAATCCATATTTTGATGATGTGTGTCTGTGCTGTGTACATAGAAAATCATTGTATGATGATAAGAGCATAGCACATTCCAGTGATACTTGTCGTGCTGTTGAGACAAAAAGACAAGTGTATTGTAAGGATGTAAATTTGTGCAATGTGTACAAAAGGAATTTTAAGGTGATAGGATTATGAAGATGGTTTATATTGCCCATCCATTTAATGGTGAGCAAAAGAATGTTGATGATGTAGAAAATTTAATTGTAAAACTTCTCTACATGTATAAAGATACTACATATTATAGTCCATTAAATGCAACTGGATTCTTTTATCATGTTCTTCCTTATGATGAAGGAATGAAGCATTGCTTTGAAGCATTAAGCCGATGTGATGAAATTTGGTTTTGTGAGAATTGGCAAAGCAGTAAAGGATGTAAACTTGAAATGGAATATGCACTTAAAAATTATATTCCTATATATTTTGTGCATAATGACGGAACTATTATGGAGGTATAAAAATGAGTTTGGGGCAAATATTTGGAATTATCTTTACAGCGATAGGACTTGCTGGTGGATTTTTATTTTTCTGTTTTCTAATGGTTGGTGTATTTAAAGGAATGTTTGAATCAATAAAGAAACAAAAGAACAAACACACAGAATTAGGAGATATAGAAAAATGATACTTAAAGATAGTGGAGAACGTAGAGAGTTTACAAGTGGTGCTGTGCGCGATTGTGCAGATGATAAGGGCAGATGTGATTTATTACCACTTAAACAGGTTTCAGAGCTTTTCGAGGGTGAGAATATGTGGGTTGTTGGTATTTTGAACCACCTTAATTCATTCTTATATACAGGTGATACAGAAGATATTTATAGAGTGATATATTTATTTATTTTTGGTATTTTGAAAGTAGATATGCAGACTGCAATACTTGAAGTTTCAAAACAATATGAGGATGGTGCAAGAAAATACAATGAAAGAAATTGGGAAAAAGGTATTCCACTTCATTGTTATATAGATAGTGGAATACGTCATTTGTTAAAATATGTTCGTGGAGACAATGATGAACCACACGAAAGAGCATTTATATGGAATATGTTTGGTTTATTATGGACATTAGAAAATAAGCCAGAAATGAATGATCTTCCATTTAAAAAATAACTTTACAAATGTCATAATATGTGCTATAATACCGTCTGTGAGTGTTGAGTGGTAGTATGGATAAAAATATAAAGGCGGGTTTAATATATGAATAGTAAATATTTATCTTTAATTAGAAAACTTCAAACTGCTTTGGCGGCAAACGGTATTGTAACACTCGTTAGTCAAAATCAATTTTGGTCAGAATTACAGAAGCGTCAGATTACAGTATACGTTGTTTATGAAACTGAATATGATTATGTTGGTAATAAGCGAAAACAGCATGAAGTGCTTCGTACTTGTGTACAGATAGATGTTCTTATTTATTTGTCAAATAGATTTAAAAATCTTGGCATAGATGAATCATTAGATGCAGTTAGCATACACAGAGAAGAATCAAAATGCCCAAATAATGATATTGTATATAGGGTAGCTCCAACAAAAAATCAAAAACAAAAAGCTGCTGAAATTATAAATAAGAGGAATAAAGTAAATGATCAGTGTTGAATATAATGGAACAGAATATCAAGGCCGTCTGATTTATCTACAGGCAATAGAGGAAACCGCCAGAGACTTTGATGGTAATTGTACAGTGGTAAGGAACAAGGGTTATGATTTAACACTCATGGATGCAAACGGTGGTATAATCTATCTTGTAATTAAGGACTTAGGGCAGATTCGTTTTATGTGAGGACAGTATGGCAGAAAAAGAACGTGGTAAAGAAAATTTAGAGAAGCGATTTTTTCCAGGGTTTGGAAAATACGAAATCCCCGAAATTCGCTCCTGCGAAAGCTACACAGCTCAAAATTTTATCTCTTTCAACAATGCTTTAACTGAAAAAAATCGAAAACATAAGGGCTTACACTTCTTTGTTGACGATTATCAGTTTGAGCGTCTTTGGCTTTCTCCAGAAAGATATGTTTCGCTTTTTCAGTCTTATGATTGTATCTGTTCTCCAGATTTTTCTATTTATGCTGATTACCCATTTGCAATGCAAATTTATAATCATTATAGGAAGATGTGGTTGTCTCTTTATTATCAAGAGTATGGAATTTCTGTTGTGCCAACTGTTTGTTGGGGGGACGATAGAAGTTTTGAGTTCTGTTTTGATGGAATGCCTGTTGACAGTGTTGTGGCGTGTTCTAATACCGGCTGTGTTCATGGAGAATATCAAAAAACTCTTTTTATGGACGGTTTTGAAAAAATGATTAACGTATTGGAACCAAAAGAGATTTTATTTTATGGACAAAAGTCAGAATTTGTTGAAGATTTTGGAATTAAAATTACATATATTGGAGACAGTCATAGTAGATTTGTAGAGTTATTTGATTAGGATGTGAAAAAATGGGTGGTAGAGGAAGTTTAAGTGGATTAACAGTTGTACACGTAGAAGGAAAAAGAGCTTCTCCAAATATTTTTAACGGAATGGTTAGGGATGCTGCTAATATGATATTATTGTCTTTACCAAAACCGGAAGCTATCCAGATTATTATTCATAAATCCTTTCGTGGTGGTGATGAAACAATTGAATTAATTGATAATACCATGAAAGCATTTGCATCCTCTAATTTATCCGAGGTTAAATTAGAGAAATGGATAGATAGACTTTCGCAAGAATATGAACGAAATCGTAGGATGTTAAATACAGTAAAATCATTATCCGCAGGTGACTATGATTTGGTGGCATCAAGGATGAACGCATCAAAAAAAATTGTATCTGGATTAAAAAAACTTGTTCGAGAAAAACGGCGAATAAGGAAGAAATAATCTTATTTCTTCCTTGGACATCACCACACAGCCCATTTGGATATTTGTTTGGATATAAAACCCCTGATTGGATATAGTTTGTTAGTATGGTAAATTGAATAAAAGTAAAGAATTTTTTTGTGCAATATTACTAAATCATTTAGTTATGTTGCACAATTTTTTTATATTTATTTGTTTAGTTAGTCAATTGAAAAGGTTTTTGGAAAAGTTTATACTTATAATTAGAAAAACACTTGCGCATATACGCCCACGCGATACCATTTAATTCATATACGCTTGTGTGATACCATTTAATAATGCGACTAGACGCCGCGAGAAAGGAAGATTGATTATGTCCAAGTACACATTTAAGTATGGAATCAAAGTTACCAGCGAGATAAAAGATGCAAGTCCAAGAAAATGTCTGCCAGACCACAAAGGAACAAATGCTCAAAATTTTGCTTCTTTTTCCATGTGTGAGCCGGCAAGCGCGATTACATCCGATATGGTCAGCACGGCAAAAGAAGCTCTCCTGCATCCGCTTTGTTGCCCATATACCGGATTGCTCAGAGAGTGAGGTAAGAA